TATTACCTCCTCTTTTTTTTTTTTTTTTAAAATTGAAGGATAAAAGTTCTGAACATATATACATGAAATGAGTTTTCAATAAGAAGAACCAAATATGTCCAGTGACAACGGCTTTACGCAAGGTGATAAACCTACTGTAACCAATGTAACCAGTGCAACCAATGGTGTTAATGTGGAGTTTTCAGATGGAACGAGTTATTTTGTTGAAAAAACAGCAGTCATAAAAAGAAACTTTCCACGTTTAGATTTCCCAAAGTATGTCAAACTCTTTGCGGTATCTCACCCACATTCAGTGATCGGAAACGCAAAAAAAATAAACTAACTTCCACCACCATAGCCCAAAAGTTATCATGGATCACTTCTGATTCACACTTAGGCACTTATTTTTTTTAAAAAAAAATTGAAAGTTTTTATACCTGCATTATAGATAATACATATTTATAATGGATTTAACTGAAGAAATTAATATAATACTTTTTTATTTATACCAGCGAGGAACATATTTAATAGAATATTACCATGGAACACATGATGCTTGTCCAGATGATAAATATCCATACAAACAAACCATATTAAAATCTTGGGAATTATTTAAAAAAATTGAATCGATGACTGAAAAAAATGGGATATGCTATGTAGAAAATCTTAAACATAATAAGTTTTATTTTTTAACATGTGATCTTTTAGCATCATTGAAATTAGTTTTGAAACATTTAGTGTCCGACACAGTTGTAGGAACAGATGATAAAGACACACAATATTTTTTTAATAGATTAAGAACATTAAACGATAAAATACGTAATAATATTGGTTTATTGGAAGTGGACCATGAACAAATCGTAAATGAACATGGACATGGACAAATTGTAATGGAACATTATGATATATTTACTCCCAAATTCATGGATATGTTTTATCCAACTAATATTTTTTAAGTTTTTTAAGCAGTTTAGTAGATTCTTTTGCTAAAGTTCTGTATTCACTATTGATTAATCCTTCGTTTATTATGTAAGTGCTTACCATATTTGCATATATTTCATTAGGATGATAATTTTGTTCAATACCAAAAGTATATCGTTGATAGATTTTTGATTTTTCTAAATCAAACATAATAGGTATTTTAACGTTATTTACCATTTCATTTTTATATGTTTTTTTACTAGATTCATTATATAATATATTAAAATCGCTATCTAGTTTAACCAAAACAGGTTTGTGTTTTTTTATATCATTTGGATCTAACATTAAAAATGGTGTATATATTTCTTTTTCATATTCAATATAATATTCTCCATTTAGTCCATCTGGATTTGTTATCCAATATGTTTTTAAAAATAAATCTCCTAAAATATTATTTCGCTTATCCAACGGAATAATTTTAAATTTATAATATATTTGATAAAACGATTGAAATATTTCTGGATTTAATCGTTGTAAAATATGAATATATTCGTGTATCATGGTTATTTTTGATATATTTGATACATCTTCATCTATATTCGTATAATTGGATAACATGCTATTTAATCTCATTTCTGTCATGAAAATAACATTACCAATAGTATATGGATAATTCCAATCAATATTATTTTTTAGAAAAACGAAATTCCATTGTGGCAACCGTTCCATTTTTTCAAATAAAGCATTATCAACATCAGTTATTAATCCTTTTAATAAACTCTTTTGTTCATTTACAATATTAACAATATTATGTTTATAAAAGAAAGTTAAATTGTTCAAAAATATATTTTTGAGATTTATTTTCATTAATGGATATAACTTGAAATTAAACATTTGAAGATTATGTAATTTATTATTCCTATTTTCCAATGCATTATTAAATTCTTTGATTGTTTTGACATAATTATTAAATATGGGTTTATTAACTAGTTCTTTATTAATAATAAAATTAGATTTTACCACTATTTCTAATATATTAAAATATTTCAATAATTCTAAATAATATGGTTGTTCCGAAAATTTTTTGAAATCATTTGCATTTAAATATTTAACATTAAGATTATAAAATGTTTCTTTAATATGTTTATGTTTATGTTTATGTTTATAAACGTAACTAACCAATATGATGAATATTAAAAACATTATGATATTTTTCATGTTGTCTCTTTAATAACATATTTCATTTTTTTTTGCTTTCATCACTTTTCGCTTTATGATTCATAACGATGAATTTTGTTAGATCCATACCGCTAATTTTGAAACCTAGATGCATTTCATCCGTAGGAGTTTCTTTACACCATATTTTCAATACACAATTTTTAGGATTAATACTAATACCCGTAATAATATTGTTTGAATCATTTTCAATATTATTGGATATTAACGCAATACATAATAATTTCCAAACTTGTTGTAAATCTTTTCTTTGAACACGGTAAGACCAACATCCACCATTAATATTTTCTGGATCTTCATAAGTTGGAAATATATTTTCCTTCATCAAAAACAACATAAAAGAATTAACAGTCGGAAGATTATTAAACATTTTCCAAAAATCCTTTACATTACCAAAAGTATAAATCATTCTATAAGTTTTCCTTTCCCAATTATTATCATTTAATTTATGAAACCATAATGTATAATTATTTTTGAATTCAATAATTTCACTCATGTTATTTATTATTTAAATATCAATTATTTAAATAGTGTTCAATTAATTTATTCAACTAATGTAATTTTAGCAATATGTTCTCCTCCATAAACCGACACACTTAAACCCCCTTTTTTTAATATCATACTATTACCAATTCCTAATGTTTGTGTGCAACAAACCATCCATTGTTCTCCTTCATAATTAACTGTATCACCGATTTTAAATACCATCGAATATATAAGAACATCATATTATTTCAGTCGAAATTTAACCAACTATTGGTTCTGACATTTACTTGTTTATCATTTTCTTCAGAAACGCTTTCTTCTTGAACAATTTGTTTTTTATTTCCCATATATCCTATTACTGGAACATTTTTCAATTTATTAATGGGAATATCCAACATTTGCATTCGTTTTTCGGAATCTATTATACCAACCACTTTCTTATCTTTTCGATTATTTAAAATTTGTCCTAATTGACTACCCTTTTGAATATCTTCCTGAACTTCTTCTTGCATTTTTGTTTCTTCTTGTATTTTCATTTTTGCTTCCTCTTGACTAACTTTTTTAACTTTCTCAACTTTCTTAACTTTTTTATCTGGTTGAAAATCGACTCTTTCATCCATTTTGATAATTCCCATTAATTTATTAACATCTAATTTTTGTTTTTTCTTTTTGCATTTTTTAACTAAATTTAGTCCTTTTGGTGCAATTAAAGTTGGATTTGGAAGTTGCGGTTTTTGTGTTGGTTCAACTGGGCTTATATCATACCATATCGAACCAACACCAGGGTAACTATTTCTATTGGTTGCGTCTAAATCACATATTAGTTTGTCTTTTATGTATGGTATTCCAGGTATTGATGTGACATTATATTTGTATGCATTAAAGTTATAATTTTGCAAGATTTCAGCATCATCTAATGCTTTATTATATAATCTAAAAATAGAAAAACAACTACGATTATTATATAATGGATTATTATTTAAATATTGATTATGTGTAATTCCTAATTTAGCAGGATTTTGAAAAAATGTCCATTCGGTAACGTTCGATAATGGAACAGCATTATTAGTATTTCTTAGATATATACCGTTTTTGTATATTTTACCCATATCAGAACCGATTTCGTCATTTTCGCCTCGTTTAACAACTAATTGCATCCATTCTCCTGTGGTATAAGGAACACGATTTTCGATGGAGTCATTTTCTATGTAAATGCTGTTATCATCAATTAGGATACTAAAATACTGAATAGGAACATTTACTAATTTGTTGTTTATTTCTTTTTTAACAGTTCGTTTGACATCATTGCCAAAACTTAAAATATATGGATTACCAAAATATTGTGGTTTTAGCCATATTTCAAATGTATAATTGTTTTTAACTAGTTTTAGGGCGTTGGTATCTCCAGATATATATTTACCAGTATTGGCGTTACCAATATCAAAAAAACCGTCATCTTCAGGAACATAAAAATTTTCACTATTTGGTGGGTATATCAATGCATTAAATGATTCTTCTTTTAGTTTAGTAATATCTTTTGTTCCAATTTCAATATTGCTATCTTGTTCAATATTTGACAAAATAAGTGCTTTATAATCACTTTTATTTTTATTTAAAGAAATAGGTTTATTGTTGGGTGTAAAAACTTTAACACCATTACTAGACAAAATGTTATATGCTTCTTTCATAACATTTTTTTCTTTAAATTGTTCAATTGATGAGAAATATTGTTTTATAATTATTAATCCAACTAATAAAACTAATGACAAATATATTTTTTGATTATTTTTTATTTTAGATAGAAATGGTAAAATTACATATATACTTGATAGTATATATAGCGAACTTATGCTATAAAAATTTACACAATTCATTATATATATAAATCATAAAATTTATATGTATAAAACTTAACTACTTAACTATTTAACTATTTTTAATGAATTCTTTAAGTGCTTCGGCGGTTCTTTCACCATCATAATTGATTACTTTACCATCTTTGAATAATAATATGGTTGGGAATCCTTCAACTTTTTGTTTTTGTGCTTCTTCAGGTTGTTGCTCACAATCAACTTTTTTAACTGTAGTGTTATTGACTTCTTCGCTTTCAGTTTTGGCTTCAAGTTTTTTCCATTCAGGCATTACGTTTTTACAGTGAGGACACCATGGGACATAATATAAAACTATTTTCGCTCCCTCTGATGGTTGTTCTGCTTGAAATCCTTCACTTTGTTGTAAAGGAAGGCGAACAGGCCAGTTGTCACATAATACACAATCAGAACAAATAGAACATACGACGGTAATAACCGCAACAACAACAAAAACTCGTTGTATCATGCTCATACGATCCCAAGTTTTCTTGGTGCTAGATAAGAAATTTTTAAACATGCTTTATATAAATACACTATATTATATTTGTAATAATTCTTTTATTTTATTTTTTATTTTTGGATTGTAAAATGTTAAATGTTTAAAACAAAAACACCCATTCAAGCGATTGAAATTCATGATATAATTAATATTTTTACTTTCACCATAACGGTATCTGTTATCAACATTATATTTTCCCACAACGATCTGCTCTTTTGTTTCGTTATGTTTTTCATATACTGTAACATCCTTTTCTATTACACCGATATTATTTAATTTAATTTCATATATTAGTTTATTTTCGTTATATATTTGAAAATATACATCACTTATTAGAACAACATCAGAATACAAATGATTATATTTAATTTCTTCGTAATCGCTCCCTTTGCTTATGAATTTTATATTATTATTAATATTATGTGAAATAATTTCAATCTTGGTATTGTCATATTTCACAAAATAATTAACTTCATTGATAATTGGTTTCAAAAACTCTTTCATTTCTCTATCTATATAATATTTGTTTGGATTAGTTTTGGTATCAAGACAACTAATTAGGTATTTTTCATCTGAATCGATGATTATTTTTTTTTCGAGTGGATTTTGTGTAATAAATACACGTCTTTTAGATAATTCCGCATCGTGTGACATTAATAATATAATATATCATTAAACATTTATATATATTTTTATGTCATTTTTTTCAACAATGTTAGTAAAAATGGTAATTCTCTGGGTCCGTTATAATCTCCCATAAGTTTTCCATTTTTATAAATTTTAATAGTTGGAAAACCTTGTATATTCATATCGTCACTTAAATTATCGTTTTCAGGTGTAGCACAATCTATAGCCCCTACCATCATATCATCCATGGATGGTTCAGTATGCACACGTTCTGCGAGATCGTTCATAAGTGGAACGATAGAATGACAATGAGGGCACCAATTAGCATAAAATAAAACGACGCCCGATTTTCGTGGAATATTTCCTTCGATATTATCGGTATTAAAGTTTTCTCTTTTCATCGTTTGGACTAAAGTATTATTTCCAAAATGTGGATCGTTATTCCTTTTGATATCCATTAATTTATTATGAAACGATTTTATTTTTTCTATGACTATTTTTTTGTCTTTCTTAGATATTTTTTTAGATTTAGTTTTTTTAGATTTAACATCTTTGGGTTTTTTCTCTACCTTCTTTTCAATTTCTTTAGATTTTTTAACTACCCTCTTTTTAACTTCTTTTGGTTTTTTAACTTCTTCTTCTTTAATTTTTTTAGGTTCTTTTTTAGAACGGACTTTTCCTATCATGCTTGTATATAATATTAAATAAGATTATTTATCATTTCAGCCAATTCTTCGTAACCACCCATAAATTTACCTCTATAAAATACCCGTGGATAAGTAGTATAATTTTTTGGATTATCTGTTTTTTCGAGTAAAAAGTTATGCAAAATTTGTTTTTTTTTATTTGTATGTTTATCGTTTATCATATAAATTTTACTTAATGATTTTTTACTTTTGAGTTCTAATTCATGAAGTAGTGATACTGAATTTAATGAATATTGACAAGCATCATATCCATATACAGTGATTAATTGTTTATGTGGTGCAAAAAATGTTTGGTCGTAAAGTTTTACCATTATATATCTATTTAGATAAAAATTTTTTTCTGGATAAAATTTAATCTAAGCAAATGATATAATGAGTTTTCAGAAACAATCGAGACTACATTTGAATGGAATATTTTATCATATGAATAAATATAATATTTTTGGTGGTTTATTAGCATATTTTGTGGCTGCTAATTTAAACGCCGTTGCTTCAGATTCTAATAAATTTATGAAATCGGGATTTAAGAAACATTATATTTCCATATTACTTATCATAATATGTTTTGTAACAATTAAAGAATTTGTGAAATTATTTGATGGTAAAGTCGATAGATGCGAATGCAAACCTGTTGAAAAATCATTTGTTCAAGAACTAGAAGAATGTGGTAACAACAACGGAATCACTGATATATTAAAAAATGTTTCAGAAGTAATATTTAAACATGGATGGGATTTTACTTATAAATATAATTTACTAGGATTAATATTCGTTTTACTGTTAGGAAGCGTAACAGGAACAGTTATAAGAACTAATAAATTATTTAATTTGTATCCCATGACAATGATAATTTTGAGTTTGGTCATTATGAAGTATTTCTTCAAAGTATTTTTGGAAACACAAAATTTTTGTCCATGTCATTGTAAAAGTGGTGTTTGTGGTGGAACATTAGACGCAAAAAAAATAAAGAATGAACTGGTTAAATCTGTTAAAAATAAAGGTACAAAAAATTCTTTATCTGGTCAATTAGAGAAAAATTTGAAAAAAAAATTAGGTTCAAATTATGATTATTATAAAGGTTTAGCCAGTGATTTAAATTTAATTGATAGTTCATTAAATGATGAAACTGAAAAATTATTTCAAAAACAATATGATTTAGAAAAATTGAAAAATAAAGATTTATTGGATAGAGTTATTAATTTGGATAAATTAAAACCAGGTGATTCCAAATTATTAAGTGACGCACTAGTAGATGAAAAAATTAAGGAATTGTGTGGTAAAAATAAACCTTTTAAGATACTCGAAACATCTATTAAACCACAAAAATGTATGGCTATAATTGACAAAAATAAAGTTTTGAAAAGTTTTGTAGTGGATTTATTGAAAGATATTCCTACCTATACATGCATCAGGGGTTCAAACAGTTCTACTGCTATCAATTCATGCATAAGTGATTATGTATTAAAGCAACCTAAAATGGCTGAAAAACTTGTCAATGATTATCTTGAAATTCAATTAAAAGATTTGGAAGATATAATCGACAAAAAATATTCCCAATATAAATCCAAAGAAAAACCGAGGACTACTGAAGATCTAGAAAAAGAAATTGCAAGATTAACTAAATTAGTAAAAAAAAAATCAATAGCGAAAAATTAATACCCGTGATAAATTATAAATATTGATAATAAAAATTGATAAGATATATATAATATTTATGTTATTAGAGTTAATGAATCAACAATCAATATTAGATAGTTATTTTGATATTAAACCAAAAGAACAAAAAATTCCTAAAGTATTTTACTTAAATTGGAAAAAATCCAAAGCATATCCTGTTTCACAAGCCACTTTTTATGATGAGTTACCATCGACACTTAAATATAATTATGAATATAAAATTCATTGGAAAGAATACAAATCTTATTTATTTGTTTATGGTTTGATTGATAAAACTGATGATTTATATAATTATCAAATAGTAAATAAAATGTTAATAACAGATACAAATTTTTTGAAATCACAGTTGCAAAAAGCAGTTAGAAGACAGTTAGTTAATGTTGCTGTTCAAACCGCAAATGACATGATTAAATTGAGTATATCTGACTTATTAAGGAGACTTCCAATTATTATGTTGGAAGATACTGTTTTACATGAAAGTTTTTCAACTCTCATTTGGTTAATGATTAATATTGATAATCCTAAATTTCATTTAACAAAAAACATGGTAAAATGGATATTAGGTATAGTTGAAATGATAACACTAATTGATAAAAAATGGGAAATTCCGTCGTTACTACCTGATGAAAAATTTAAAATATTGGATTATGGTTTATTACATATGAATAACGGACATTCGTCATGCTTACACGCAATATTACTCAGGCGGAGTTATGGGGGTATGAAATGTGATATGAGGTTTCTAATGGATTGTTTCAAATATTATTATGAAAATGCGGAAAATGCCTTGCATTTTTCAACCAAAAGTAAATCAATAGAATTAACGGTAACAAGTATGAAACGAAATGATTATTTATCTTGTGCATATGATTTTCATGTGAATCCAACTATTATAACTATTATATCAAACGAACATGATGTGGATAATATCAAGGACTTGATTTGGAAATTTAGTAGTAGTATAAATAAACGATTATTAAACAGTGATGTTAGTGATATTGATGATTGGAAAAAAATAGAACCGATTTATACTAAATTAACAGAATATTATTTGAATAAATTGATTATCTAATTATTATTTATTACTATGCAAAGTAACGTAAAAATCACATTATCAGACGATGAATATAAACAAAAAAATTTTGTTGATAAAATAAAAGCATTATTTGATATGATAACTTCAAATTTCAATAATTTACAGGAACATATTTATGATTTACGCAAAGAATATGATGATGGACAACTAGATTACAAAAATATAATAATCGAAAGAAATGACATATTATGTCCAGATCCTAAAATATTTGATAAGGAATATATCATGCGTAAAAATATGTTACAAAACGATCTGATGTACACTGTCAATAATAGAGATATAATATTTATAGAATTTTATCAGGATATATTTACAACATTGGAGAACATGATGAGTTTAGAAATTGGTATTAATCCTAAAAAAAACGAAATTGGATATGATAGTTATAAAAATAATAAATTAAAGAATATTCGGCAGGACATTGAGATGGACACACAGATAGTGGAAGAATTAAATAAATTAAAGAATATTGTTGTTGAATCTTGTATTAATATTGAGAATAATTTAAAAAATTATGAGGAATATACAAATTCTTTTAGTGATGAATTTCATAATGGTTTGGATACTACTACTTTTAGTATTTCCATGCGAACACTATTTAAAAAAATAAATTTGGAATTAGAAAGTAATAAATTTCAATTTATTTATCAAATGGAGGATGACTTGGTTAAAATATATTCTATAAATAAAAAATCAGAATTTATGAAAGATATGGCTTCACTTTCTTCATAAATTATTTAATAAACTATCTAATTTTAAATTAACTTCAGTTTCTGTCATAATACCACCTTTAACATAATCATGATAACATTTATTTTTAACTTCTTTTGATATACCATCAATGAAATCTTTAATTTCATTATCTTCAGCACCACTATTATATTTATCAATAAACGCATTGCTACTTGCGTCTAGACGTTTATTTCTTATGAGGGAAACTACACTTGATAGTTCATCTTTGATTACCCAACTTGGTTTCATATTTATAATATCTTCAGCATCAGTTTTATCCAATGCACCAATAGTTCTCATCATTCTTCCAGTGCTACAAACGGGATAACCATGTTCAATTCCAGATGACATATTTAACAACAAACTATCAACTAAATTTTGTTTATTATTTGCGTTGGCTGGGTTTTCAATTCTATCAATAACCAACGTTAGTAATTCAGATTCCAGAACATTTAAACGTGAATGATGTTTATTATTTTTCATCATGGATTCAAACACTTTGATAGCATTTTTTTTCTGTTGCTCAGTGACAGATGATGACGACATATATTTTTCTAGTTTATTTTTTAGTTGTTCATGAGTGTTTTCTCGGTAATTGGGAGATTGTGTTTTTAATTTGTCAATTCCAGAAATTGCAAAATCCAAAAGATTATGATCATGAACGTTTTGACTATCATTATTAATTCTATTATCAGTATTCCATATTGTTACATTAATATAGTCATTAATATCATCTTCGGGTGGTGGTTGTGGTTGTTTATTTATGTTACGATGTAATTGAATATCATCAAATAACGCACGTTGTGTATCATTATTTTCATATCCGTTGTTAGTTAATTCAGAAAATCCGTGTTCTAGATATTTTTCAGTTGTGTTGATAATTGAACGGTCACCATAATTAGAACCTGCTTGAGGTAAAAAATTACGAACTTGGAATATTATATCATTTGGTAATTGACTATCGGCATCAGTATCGAAACTTTCAATATATGCATGTGTATCTACCATGGGAGTATCATCTGAATTTAGTTTATTTAAACCTATATATTTTTCGGTTGCTTCATTTTTAAGTTCTTTTGACACCGCTTTATCATCATAATTAATCAATAATTCATAAAGTTCTTTAGCAGCCACTTTATTCGGTTGAAAATTTGGGTGGATTCCATTTGCATAAATATCTCCTAGAATTAAAATGGATGCATATATTCTATCTTGTAACGATTGTAATAAATGGTTAATGGATTCTGTTCCATCAGGTTGTAAATTTCCACAGCCTTCGTAATACATTTTTCCTATATGATAATGTGCTTTTCCAGCCAAATCAGAGTTAATGGCTCTATTGTAATATTCGAGTGATTTAACATAATCAACGGGTTTTCCATGCAATCCATATTGATACATTGTTCCAAGTTTAATCAATTTATTTGGAGGAATGGATGTTTCGGATTCGACTTTCTGTATTCTTCTCTTAATCTCATTGAGAGGTATATCAGGTTTTGTGATTCGAACAATTCGTTTATTGGATAATAATTTGGTAAAAAAATTCAATATTTTATCATAATAAAATAATATTAATATTGCGGTTAATATGAAAAGTAAATATTTATTTATTTTTGTTAATTTCATTTATATCTATGTATAATAATTTAACTATTGACCATTTACTCGATTAATTTTATTTATAAATTTCATAAGATGTTTCCAGTTAATAATAAATATGTATAAAATAATAATAATAATAATATTTCTAGCAAATTTTTTATATGGATTAGCATATGTAATTTGATTTTTCAAGTAGTATTGTTCCATTATTTGGTCTTTCTCAACCCATACATCTAATAAATCATTTTTTATGTTATTTATGTCGATGGATATTTCTCTAATATTTATTTCGCTATGTTGTGGATATTGATCCAATAATAAACTTGAATAAGTTGTTCCCATGATATTAGCATTAAAATTTTTAGGATAATTTTCTTTAAACGATATTGTCATATCGATTATTTGATCATAAGCAACATTTTTCAATAATAATTTTAAACCTTTATATTTTGGGCTTAAAGTATATTTGAGGGTAGGTTTATTCATTAATTTCATGAAATCATTGCTAAATCTTAAATATTCAGGATCGTCTCCGAATGTCCCTTCAGGAAATATGAATAAAACATATTTGTCACCTAATTTATGAATTTGTTCTTTAATATTAATTATGTCTTTTGCATAATCTCTATCTACCAGTATATAATTTCTCCTAACAAAATCTGAAACGATTGAATTACTAGGAAGTGCGTTTCGTTTGCACATGAATTTTACATTATATATATTTTCGTGTTTTAAATAGTGAAATATATGTAACCAATCACAATAATTTTGATGATTTACGGTAACTATAACTTTATCTTTCAGAAAAAGCAATGGATCTTTGACTATTGTTTGTTCTATTCCCAAAATATATTTGTTGATGTAATAAATAGAGTTTATGAATTTATTCATAATTAAATCATCATTTGAACCATCTTTCTTTTCATTACGTTTAAATATAATGTGTGCGGATACGATAATTGACACTAATGATGTAACAAATCGCATTATATATTTAAAAAAACATTTTAATTTACATTATTTTAACTTAAATATATAATTTGATATTTATATATTATGAAGAATAAAACAGGAGGTAAAGGTCACAAACGTCAAAAAAATAATGACGATTTATCGGATGGTAAGAACATAATATTGGCTACCGACGATCAAGATTATGGTATTTTAATTAAAAAATTAGGTAATGGATATATGATGGTTCAAAAACCGTATAATGATGAAAAAGATAAATTAAAAAAACAAGTGTTAGGAATAGTTAGAGGAAAAATTCGAAAACGTGTTATTTTCGATGTGGGCGATTTGGTTTTATACAGTGTTAGAGTAGGGATGAATAATATATATTCAAAAGAAAAAATAGACATTATTCACAAATATGATAGTAAAGATAAAAAATATATTAGGAAGAGTACCAATCGCAAAGAAATAACCACTTTATTAAGACAAGGTGCGGATACTTCTGTAAATAAAGATGATGATATGTTTGAGTTTGAAATGGGCGATGATGATGATGGATACGACGAAGAACAATTTATTGGACAACAAAATAGGGATTACGATATAAGTAGTGACGAGGATATAGACGACATATAGTGTTGTAAAATAAATCTTCTCATTTTATATAATGGAAAAAATTCAAAATTTATTTTATTTTAAAACACACACATTAGAACCCATTAATGTAAGCGGTTCGGATTTATTTGAGGTTTCTGTAAAATCAGGAATTTATTTTATGTTAGGATATGGTTCAGGAATTATGTTAAATAAAATTTTACCAGAATATAACGAATCCAAAAGCCAAATGTTAATATTATTCGAATTATTTTATTCATCATTATTGATGGGTGTTATGATGTATTTGGTGACGGTATCTTTAGAATATGGTTCTAAATCGTTATTTGGACCCACTGCGTGTAATAAATATCATCTTATGGGTTTGATGTTTATGTTACCTTTATTTTCTGTGCAAACTGAATTCAAGAAAAAAATGAGTCATTTTATAGACACTGAAAAATTTGAAAATAAAGATGATGATGATGAAGAAGAGATAATAATGAAACGTGATAACAATCCACAAAACGAATCTACACCAGATAAATTTAATATGGATACTTTGCAACGAGAGTTGCATTCCAATTCTAACCAAAATCAACCTAGTCAAGCAAATTCTCAATATTATAAGGATGAAATCCAAGTTCAAGATCAGCGTAATGAACATGGACAAAATAGTGGATGTGGTTGTGGTTCTGATAGCAATTCCCACGATCAAAATTTGGAAAAAAGAGTAAATGGATATTGTGCTAGTAGTGATCAATCGTGTAATGGACAATGGACAGATACGAAAATTAAAGGTGATATGTTTGGTGGATATGGTGGTTTAGTTGCTACAAATTTAGGGGCACCCATTATGTGATAATTTTCAATAAATTAAATAATTTTCAAAATATATATTTTTAGAAATATATATTAGAACATTACTGAATCTAACCAATCTAACCAATCTATTTGGTGGATTTTTTAGATTTTTTAGTTTTCTTGGTTTTTTTATTTTTTTTTGTTTTTCTTAAATCACCAATATAAACCTTATATTTTTTTCCAGTTGTTTTACTGAAACGATAAACGAATTTTTTACCTTTATTGGTGACATGAACGGTTCGTTTAACGCCCTTCATCTGTTTGTTTTTTTTGCTATCAATATTTACTGCTTTAGTTCCGCCCATTTTAAATAGGTTTCCACCACCTGTGGATTCTTCTTGAGATGAATAGTCAGCCATTATATATTTATGTTAGAATATTTTTTTCGAAATAGCATTCTCTACATAACGGAATATATTTTTCTTGATTTCCAATAATAATATTACTTTCATTTATCACGTTTGATTTATCTAATAAATGAGTGTAAATGGCTTCAGTTCCATCATTACAGGATTTGCATAGTGCGTTTAGTTTAGTAATTTTATTTGCATGTGGTAACACTTGAACAATCGAATTGAACATTTTTGCTTTGAAGTCGCCATCTAATCCAAATATATAAATATTTTTTTTGTTACGTGAAGCGACCAAAACGAATTTTTCTAGATCCTCAAAAAACTGGGCTTCTTCTATAAATATATCATCACATCGTTCATAAATATCTGCATATTTATGCCATAAATCACAGATAGATTCTAAACAAACGCAATATTTTTGATGTTTATCATGAGTGGATATTACATTATTTCCATATCTAGTATCTTTACTATGATTGACTAGAATGTATTCTTTGTTTATGACTTCTAATAAACATGTCCGTCTGAATAATTCAGATGTTTTTCCTGAAAACATACATCCTATTATTAATTCAACAAACCCCTTCTTATTACACATTATAACTATAATATTTTACATGCACTAAAATATAAATCGATTTTTTTTTTGATTTTTTATTACTTTTTTGGTTTAGTTACTTTTTTTGATTTTGTGCTTTTTTTTTGTTTGGACGCACCGCCTTGTGTTTGATAAACATGTCCAAGGTTACTCGTTTCGAATGATTTATCACCACCTATATATGTTTTGTTTGACTTATTTTTGGTTAAGAATATTTTACCATCAGGTGTCAAGAGATTACCTCCTTTTTGTCCGTTATTTAAAAATGAGGTAATCATATTTTTACCTTTAGTTGAACGTGTATTTTGTTTATATGTTTTTTTGCTTTTATTGTCCATGAAATATAAATCGCCACCACCACTAAACACTGATACACCAGAATTTGCTTTGTCGATTGCTTGTTGTAAGCGTTGATCGATATATAATACATTTGGAGATTTTCCATTGCTATTTTTATATTGAACCGCCAATTTACTTAATGCTTTTTTGGTATCGCTACTTATGAGTGTTTCGGATTCTTCGCTTAATGTTTTAGGTTTTTCTACTGTTTTTGTAGGTTCTGTTTCTTCTATTTCTTCTGTTTCTTTTGTTTCTTCTGATACATTTTTGGGTTTTAGTTTATTATACGAATCGCATTTTTTACTGACATGTTTATCTTCCGCTTCTTGATGTTCACGCATTTTTTCTTTGGCGATTTTTTTAGAATCATTACATTGTTTTTCTTCTTCTTGATAATTGTATTTATTGTAGGAATCGCTTTCTGTCATGAGTGTTGATAATTCATTTTGTGCATCAGCAACATTTGCTTTAGCATCAATAATTTGATTATCCGTTACTTCTTTAGGGATAGCACCACCCCTGATTGATTTAACTTCATAAAACGTAGGTTTATTATCACCTATCATTGAACTAAATTTTCCACCTTTCATATTTTTAATAATTCTGTTAGCCTTTTTAATGGATGACGACATTTAAACTTGTATATGATATGATAACATTTTTGTTTAGATTTTTTCAACTTTCTTTAAGTATGAACGATTTAATTAATTATTATGGTTTAAGGATATTAATTAAATATTATAAAATGGATGAAGAATCACAACCAAAAAAACGCGGTCGCCCTTCAAAAACCAATGAATCAAAAAATGAATCAAAAGATGAATCAAAAGATGAACCTAAGAAACGTGGTAGGAAACCAAAAATGATAATAGAGGAAGGTGTTGTCACTGATAACACTATAAAAAAACGTGGTAGGAAACCAAAGGATAAATTAATTGAGAATGAAGAACCATTGGTAACTGTAGATGACGAAAAATATAATGATAGTGTGGAAGTTTCTGTGAATGCTTATGAAAACATTATTTTGCACATACCTTATGTTTTGGGGAACAAAACCAATGATACAGATTTTTATAATGATACATATAATGACGAAAATCTGAAATTAGATCCATATACTTATTACCCAAGTTTAGGTGATCCTCAACCCTTGGAATCGTCGTTTTCCAATAATTCAGAACTATTAAATTTTGAAAGTCTTGAACATGATGAAAATAAACAAAAATTGGATATTGCTAGGTTAAATGATAAAATGACTAATAGTAAAATTAATCATAAACTCAAGGATTATAAGGATATTATCAATGACATTATAATTGACAATGAGGAAGAATCTAACAAAATGGACGTGGGCGTTTTGGTTAATTTTTTTAATGATGTATGTAAGAACGACAATTATAATGTTTATCCAGAAAAAACGGATGTATGTTGTTGGTGGTGTTGTCATAAATTCACTACCATACCCATTTCTTTGCCATACAAATATAGCAATAATATGTTTCATTCGTATGGTGTTTTCTGTAGTTTTAATTGTGCTGCGGCGTATAATTTCAATACCAATGATTATAATTGTTATGAAAGATATGCCTTATTGAATCTATTATATCAAAAGATCACAAAATCTAAAACTCCATCTAGAATAAATTTAGCGGGTCCCAAGGAGTTACTCAAAATATTTGGTGGTTGTTTATCGATCGAGTCATATAGAAGAAATAATGTGACTAATGAAAAAAGTTATAAATTGGTAATGCCTCCAATAATGTCGATAATGCCACAAGTTGAAGAACATATAAATTATATGACAAATAACAAAAATGATTATCGGTTAAAACGAAAAAAACCGATAGACAATAAATCAAAAACCTTAGAAAGTTTTATATGTTGTAATAAATGATTAGTTCAGACCCATGGTTATTGTTTGGTCGGATTTTTTAAGTGGAACTGCGTTGGTGAAATTTTTTTTTTCTTCGACGATTTTGCACAACTCGTCTTGGTTGTCTTCTGTTGGTTCATCGAGTTTAACAATTATATACTTGGTGTTGTAAATTTTTTTTTTCTTATCTTTGATTTCGAGCGTTCCTCTAAACTCATTGATAATTGATAATTTGTAACCGATTTCTTTTAATATTTGTCTTAGGAGGTTTAACCCCGGGTGCTTAGAACTATCCCAACTGGTGTAACTTAACGCCCTGTTTCTGGCGATTTGAAAAACGGTTCTAAGTGCAGGAATCATGTTTCTTAGTTGAGAAAGTATTTCGCGATCATTTAGATCTGCGAAACTGATGTATTGTTTTTCGATAAAGTTATTGATTCCGAATAACGCCAACACCTGAAGAACTAACTCCTCTCTTTTTTCCATGATGTATTTATCAGAAAAACTTAAATCCTCCATTTTTATATTAAATAGATAGATTAAATTTGATAGAGTGATGTTTTGTAAATTTATATGTTAAATATATGATAATTTCTATAATATTAAGTTTGGAGAATGAAATTATAATGATAAAGTTAGATATAGATGACCATATTAAATAATAATTTTATAGGTGACAGAAGTTATAATGAAGATAAGTATTTTAGCAAAAAAATAAACGATAATGTGGAAATATTTGGTATATTTGATGGACATAATGGAGATAAGGTAGCGGATTATGTATGTAAGTATTTTTACAATAAGTTGAAAAAATATTTTACTGACTACGATTATAATAAGTTGTTTAACAAAAAAACTAAAATGGTGGATACTTATGAAAACGTGGAAGAAGAAGTTTATGATTTTGATGAAAATGATACTTTTAAGATAATTGAAAAGACAATAGTTGTCCCTGTGGAAAAGGAATATTATGAGTTTGATATTGAACGTTCTAATAGCATGGTTAAATCGTTGTTGCACAACTTATACCATAAATGCCAACATAAAATTATATTAAACTACGAAAAACTAGATGCGATAAAGAGTGGGACTACAGCACTTGTCGGAATATATTTATATAAAAATTTGTATGTTTCTAATGTTGGAGATACACGAACAACCATAATCGATCCAGATTTCAAAGCAATTCAAATATCTCAGGATCATAATATCAAAAATATAAGTGAAAAGAGTAGAGTTTTATCACTAGGTGGGTATTTCAATGGAAATTATCTGTTTGGAAGAATAAATTTAACGAGAGGATTTGGTGATTTATGGCAACTCGAAAAATTTTACACTGTATTTTATAATAAAATACCTAGTATAAACAAATGGACATCGTTGAAATCAACAGAAGAATATAATAATTTTATTAAAACATATGATATTGATTTCATTATTTCTCCAGTTCCCGATATTCACGTTGTAGAAAATTATCAACAAAATGTGGCTATAATCAACGCAACGGATGGTGTATGGGGATGTGTATCGAACGGTGACATGGGTGTATGTTTATACAACACATATATCGAATGTAATAATATCGATAAATCAAAAGAAATAATTAATGATATATTGTTAAATAAAATACTGAAACTCTGGCACAACAAAGGTAAATCAATTGATAATATAACATATATCATAAAATGTCTTAACAAAATTTTTTAAATTTAATTATATTTTTTTATAAAAAATTATAAAAAAATCAACACACACACACACAATACGCACACACACACTTCTGTAAATTTTTATTATTATTATTTTGTCAAATGTGACTCATTCCACCATACATGGTTCAACTATATTTGTATCAAACATGTCCAAATTTGATGAACATTACCCAACTATATTTTTACCAAACATGTCCAAATTTGATGAACATGATTTACCTATATTTTTCAAACATGATCCAACTTAATTTTCCACCAGATATGATCCAATTAACTTTCATTATTTTACATTTCATATTTTATGAACATGAACCACCTATATTTTTACCAAACATGTTCTAATTAACTTTCATTATTTTATTTTTTCCAAATATATTTTATCAAACTATTTTCTATTAAATTTTTACTATTATTTATCATTGAAAACTATTTTATTACTGAACTATTAATTACTAAACGAATTATATGTTACTGAACAATTTTATTACTAAACTATTACTAAACTATTTTATCACTAAACTATTACTAAACTATTTTATCACTAAACTATTTTATTACTAAACTATTACTAAACTATTTTATCACTAAACTATTTTATTACTAAACTATTACTAAACTATTACTAAACTATTACTAAACTATTTTATCACTAAACTATTAATTACTAAACGAATTATATGTTACTGAATAATTTCATTACTAAACTATTTTATTACTAAACTATTACTAAACTATTTTATTACTAATCTATTAATTACTAAACGAATTATATGTTACTGAACAATTTCATTACTAAACTATTTCATTACTAAACTATTTCATTACTAAACTATTTTATTACTAAACTATTTTATTACTAAACTATTTCATTACTGAACTATTAATTACTAAACGAATTATATGTTACCAAACGAATTTAAAAATTATTTTGTTACTAAATTATTTTATTACTATATTATTAAATAACCAGTTTGCGTTAATGATATATGTTAGCAAACTTATATATTACTAATATAATTTTCTTTATATACTTATAATTTAATTTAATTAAATAATATAACAATTTGATTTGATTACTATATAATAATGAAACGCCCAAGAGATAATGTAATTAATCATAGAACATGCAAAAAAAATATACATACCAAAGAGCATCCTCCCATAGGAACTTTAATTTTAGGAAAAAACGGACTATATATAACTGAATTTAAAACACCAGTAATAGAATCTATACTTCTTGGTTTGAATGATTTAAATATGACTGAATTATTATTAAATTCACATTATTTGGATATGAATATCATGATTCATGATGGACATTCAGATCATAATAAAATCGTTACAATTAATGATATTATATTGATGAAATATAATGAACTTTATGATAAACTTATTGATAGAGATTCTATTGATTTATATCGTATTTTTGTAGTTGTTCATAATACGTTAATCGATCGTAGTGTTATTGATGGAGAATTAATGACTATAACGTTATGAATCAATATATTTTTTTAGGTTCTCAATTTTATTTCGTTTATCTTCATCATAAGTGACATTAGGACTATCAAATGAAAAATCCCGATTATGTTTATTTTCTAATATAATTTTTTTAAGAGGGACTAAAAAATCTTTTCTCAGTATTTTTAGATATATACTTTTATTTATTCTGAATCTATTTTCTTCGACTGCTTGTATGTATAAATTGGGAAGTTTTTTAGATATTAGATAACTCAAATTATAATTAAAATTATATTTTTTATTGACATCATTTTTTTCATTATGAATCCAATACGCCAATGTCGATATATTGTCACCGTTCAGTTTATCAGACACTAATATATCACAGAAAACATCATACATAAGTGATTCATATTTGGTATCCATGAAAACTAACATGGTATCGTAGCGACTAATTGTAATTAATTTATGTAATATTTGTTCATAATTAATATTAACATTATTTTCTAATAAAAATTTGATAATAATTTTAAATAATTGTCTCCATCCTAATCCATTATTTTTATCAACTATAAAATGAATAAGTTTAATAAATTTATCTTTATCATAAGAATTATCATTATGTAAATCTAAAAATGTTTGTAAAAAGGTTTCCAAATCTTCAGTTTTTTCTTTATATGGATAATCACCAATTTGCGAATTGTAATATAATTTCAAAAATTTATTGATTTCATTGTGTTTTTTGAAATATTTACTTAAATACCAAGAAATAGTTTGTAATCTAACATCATTTTTGTCTATAATTTCATAGTTATCATCCTGAGTCGTGTCATTTAATTTAAATAATTTATTCCAAAACATTATATATTAGTTATAGATATAATCGTATATTTATATTCTATGCATCAACCAAACGTTCAACAAATTGGTCAATAGAAAGTTGATTGATAATATTATTTGGTTTTTTTTTATTAGTTGATTGTTCATTAAAAAATTTATCCACTTTTGGATGACATTTGATTTTTGTGGGATCAAACTTAATTAAAAATAATCCTTCTAGATTTCGAACTCTTGATAAAGCGACATATGACTGTCCATATTCGAATACTTTTTTACCAATATCAATTTCTGCTAGATCAATACTCATTCCTTGAGATTTATGAACCGTAATACACCATGCTAATTTTAAAGGATATTGTGACCTAATAATTTTTCCTTTTATATCATCATTATATTCAAATCCGTGTTTCGAGATAGTTGATGTTTCTCCATTATGAAATTTAACAATAGGGTTATTTTTAGAATCGAAATCGGTAATAACACCCCTACTTCCATTAACCAATCCTTTTTCGAAATTATCATTAATGATTAACATTACTTGTGCTTTGACACATAATTTCAAACATGGTTCATAACTACTATTATTATCCATAATTTCAACGGTCATATCTATTTCCCTTCGTTTAAATACATAACTTTTTCGTGGTTCGACTGTTGTTTCGGGAACAAATACTTTTATTTCTTCTCCAAGTTTAGTGAGATTATCATCATTTATTTTTTTAACATCTTTTTTAAGAGTATATATTTTTGTTGGTTTAATTTCATATGAATCTATTTCTTCTTTAATATTCGGATTTTCCAATTCCAAATGTTCATATGTTCGTTTATCGAGCAATTCAATTTGGTCTTGCGTAAGTTTATTAACTCTAACATTATTTAATATATCTTGAAAGATTTTATCTGATTGTCTTTTAATATCAGTCAATTCAATTGTTTGGTTGATAACTTTTTTAAATATTTCACTTTCGAAAACAAACTCATCCGATTTAATGGGTGGTAATTGATAAAAATCGCCAACCAAAATAACCTGAATCCCACCAAAAGGACTAAACATATTTTTTCTGATACTAGTAGCAATATAATTTAACTTGTTGAACAATGTTGAAGTTAGCATACTAACTTCATCTATAATCAGAATATCAACTGATAACCATTTGTCTCTGGATGTTTTGTTAATTCTCACTTTTTTAAGTAATGATTCACTTTCACCATCACCCAAACCGATTCCTGCCCAACTATGTAATGTTTTACCATTAATTAGCAACGCTGCACAACCTGTCATTGCTGTCACACCTATTTTTTTATTATTATATCTAGCCCATTCGGAAAATTCTTTTATTAAAAAAGTTTTACCAACACCTGCTGATCCTGTGATACATAAATTTTTTCCGTCTTTAAATAAATTATATGCTTCATTTTGCTTAGCGTTTAATGTCATTCTATTTAACTATAATTCAATAGATTAAATAAATAACATTCAATTTTATTATTTGAATATAAAACTTTATTATTATTATTATTATAATAATAATGAATAAGTATCAAATTTTTGTAATCGCTATGTTAGCATCAATGTGCATGTCACAAGAAATTCCACATGAAACTGAATGTCATGAATGTTTGGATTTCACACATAAAATCAGTAGTTTGACTAATGGTGGTAAGACATATAAAATGACGGATATTCGTAAAGAATATGTATCTTATTGTGATAATCTAGATAATAAATTAGCATGTCTCAATTTTAACGATTTATACCTTCCAGCGACGGTAACCATGTTAAGTGCAGAATTGGGTGATTATCATATTTGCACATATCTAGGTGATTGTCCCATGCATGTTCCAGATGAACCTTCATATGAGTTGGGAGACAAATGTGATATGTGTCAATCTGTTGTTGAGATCGCTGAAGATTTTGCGGAACATAAATTACCTGAAAGTAAGGTTCAAGAATATGTGGATTCGTGGTGTGAATATACCCATAAATACGAAAGTAAATGTGAAATGATTGTTAATGCTACATTGCCATTGGTATATCAATATATTGAACAACACGCTACATCACAAATGATTTGTCAATTAGCACATTTTTGTTAGGGTTTGAACTTATCGGAATTTTTATCCCCCTTTAAGAATATTATTATAACTTTTCATTAGTTCATTACGAATATCATCATCTATTTTGTTATGAGATGTCATGCCGGGACCGCTATTTACTTCTAAAATAAAAGATTTATAATCTTTTGTGATATGGAAATCTACTCCGAATAGTTCTACTCGATAGTTACTATCGCATTTGACATGTTTTTTAATAATAGGAATTAACATTTTTGTGGTATTATATAATGAATTAAATATTTTTTTGTCAAGTTTATTTATTGACATTGGATATTTATTATCATATAATTTTTTAGAATCATAAAAAGATGCAACATCTTTATTTTCATTAGATGAATAATATACTAAACCGTCATTAAAAATAAATATTTGAATATTATTTTTGTAACATTTAATAAATAAATATAACCGACAAGATATTTTTTTATTTTTGTAGGTATATGCGTTATCCATGAAACGCTGTGCAACAATAAATTTTTCTTTTTCGATAAACGTTGATGACTGAATCATGTTAGTAACAAATAATCCTTCTTGACGATGGGAATTGGTTTTAAATATCATTTTTTTACCTTCACATTCTTTTTTGTATGATTCATAATCGTTAGGAAATATGTATGTTTTAGGTGTTACTAAAAGTGTTTTTTTACCATAATATGTGTTTAACGATTCCCATAAATATCGTTTATTAGAAATAAATTTATTATCAAGTAATTTCAGATAAACATTATTATCGTTACCCAAGGTAATATTAGGACACAAAACGTATGTTAAACCTGTTTGATTAGTGAAATATTTATATAATCTATCAATGTAGGTTTTTTCGTTTGGACAGTATATTAAATTTATTTTTTCTCCAAAAAACGGCATGATGAGCAATACCATAAACAAAACAATTATTATCGGTTTCATAATAATAATTACGTAGATTATATCTTAATCAATGAATACAAAAAACCTAAAAATCCTAATGAAAATATATATCTTCCTTTAACGTCATTTTCCAAATTAACATTTCTATTATCACTAATTAGTTTAGCACCTGCAAAAATAAAAGAGACATAAACCAATATGATCGATCCAACATATTTATATAACAATTTAGAAATTATCAAAAATGTTAGTATATATAATTTTTCGGATATGGTGTTGTTATAATCGACTAATTTTGTTAGAAATGCAACCGAAATGGTAGTCCCTATCAGTAATGTGTATTCTTTGTTAAGAATATATAAACGCAAAAGTATGGGTGTCCAAACAACTATAACTAACAAACTTCTTACTAATGTTAGTTCGTGATATAAATCGATATTATTGTTGGTTGGATACCACCAAGAACCATATAAATTTGGAAATAATTCTGTAATTGGACTAAGTAGTGATAATAACAACATTAAATATTATATAATTATATAATATTTATGGCACAAGACGAAGGAGAAGGAGAAGGAGAGGAAGATATGTTAGATTTAATTACTCCCAGTTTTGTCTTGGGACATTTATACCATGATGCAAAACCATTGATGTTCGGAATAATTATTTCAATAATTTTTGCTATTAAGATATTTAAAAATAAAATGTCGATCCGAAAAAAATTGTATTATATATTGCTTCCATTGATAATTTCGTTGGTTATGACTTTAATTTCAAATGCACCATCACCTAAACGTGCGTATTTTTTAAATTTATTGTATGGCGATGAACCAATTCAATCTGAACATATTCACAGAAATGAAAACGGATGGATGTTTTCCGGTTCAACCGTCATAAATATCCACGATAAACCACACATTTTTGTTGGTGGTGGTGATAAACAGAAGGATCAACTATTATTATTTGAAAATAGTAAATTTATAAATTTGATAGATGAAACAATTTTGAGTGATGATTCAAATACTTTAAGTGCAGTGTCGTTTGATATGGATAATGATGGAAAGGATGATTTAATAGTAGGTAGAACAAACGGTGTTTATATGTATAAACACATGAATGGTTATATATTCGAAAAAATTCGAATAATAGGCAAAGAAGACAAAGTTCCACTTGCTATTTCAGTATCCGATTATAATAAAGATGGGAAACCTGATATTTATATTAGTTATTTTACACATCTTAAAAAATATCGTGGGACGGTGTTCAACGATAAAAACCATGGAAGAAAAAATGTATTATTGAAAAATTCTAAAGTTGGTTTTATTGATGTAACAAAAAATACTAATGCAGGTGGATCACAATATAATACATTTACTTCATCTTTTATTGATTTGAATGGTGATGATTGGGTTGATTTAGTGTTAGCACATGATTCGGGAGAAATAGAAATATTGAAAAATAACGAAGGTAAATTTGAATCGATACTCGCCAACGAATATAAAGGAAATTGGATGGGTCTTGCTAGTGGAGATATTGATAATGATGGTGATCAAGATTTATTTTTGACAAATATAGGGTCTGATACTCGACGAGATAAACTATCATTAGGAGATGTCAAAAAAGGTCAAAAACAAGCATTCAAACATTTTCTATTAAGAAACGATGGTAATTTTAAATTTACGGAAATTAGTAAAGATATGGGTATTGATGGAAAGGGATTTGGTTGGGGTGCGGTTATGACGGATTTAGATGCAGATAGTGATTTGGATTTATTATTTGCAGAGAACACGAAATTATTTCCATTACATCACGTCAATCCCAAGCCTGGACATGTCTATTCCATGGATAAAGGAAAATTTACTCGCAAAATGAAATACTTTAATCGTTATTTTGGACAAACACCTTTATTAGCAGATATAAATGATGATAATAGAAAGGATGTGATATGGATTAATATGAATGGACCCGTTAATGCTTACATAAATAAAAATAACGATAATAATTACATAGTAGTTGATTTACCAAGTAATAATAAATTTGTCAATGCCAAAGTTGTTTTGGATACTGGAAAGAAAAAATTTTATAAAGAAAATGTACAGGGTGGGACAGGAATGGGATCGGACGGTTCAAATAAATTATTTTTTGGATTAGGTAAAACAAATAAAATAAAAGCAATAAGGATACATACCATACATAATGATACATATACTATAAAAAATCCTAAAATTAATAGTGTCATTAAAGGAATTAAAAATGCTATTCGTTCATAGGTTTTTCAAATGGAACTGAAAATATAACCAAATTTCCATCAATATCTGATTCAATATATTTATAAATATCTTCTTTTAATACGATTCCATCTTTAATATATTTATCTTTTTTAATCATTTCTTTTTTTTCAAGTGCTTCTCTGGTGTATAATGGAAATTGTTTGACACCTTCAGTAACGGCATGGTCAAATTGATCTCCATCATACATTTTTTCTTGATCCATAATGAAATGTTTTCCATCGTTAATACCTGCAAACATGTAGATTCGATTACCATCTTCATCTTTGTCTTCATCAACAGTCATATATATAAGTTCAACTTCTTTAGTCATATTATTAATAGTATTGTTGTGATTATCTAATATTTTATATCAATTTTTTATCTCTTGATATACAAAATAATGCATACCAAAATAGAACAAAGATATTGTAGTTGCATAATAAAAGCAAAATATCCATCTTATGCTTTATGCACACATTCTGTTTATAATTTGCAAAATAAAAAAAGGACAAAAAATATAGAATGCGATAAAATAATAGATTTCGATAAATATGATTTATTAACATTACGAACTTATGCTAAAAATAAAAAAATAAAAATAACTAAAAATGGTAAATATAAAACTAAAGATGTCCTAATTAACGATTTAAAAAATTAATAGTATATAAAACAAACTATTTAATTATTATATAATTAAATGAGAACTCGATCTGGAGCAAATATTGAATTCAATGATAATAAGCCTAATGATTTTGTTAAGCCTAATGATTTTGTTAAGCCTGTTGGTTATATTAATCTTAGGAGTTTTGTCAAAACACGTTTAGATAGAATGAAAAGCAATGTGTCAAACGTATTTGGAATGTCCAACAAGGTTAAAAAACCTTTTAAATATGGTTGTAATAATGTTCAGAACATTCTGACGCCTTTTTATGTCAAACCGTTTAACTTTGTGTTATACAAATCTTTTGTGTTGTTTGGAAATATGATGATGTTTTTAACTAACTGGACAACATATTATCGTTCTGTGAATGAATATGATTTATTTGAGGATGATGATAAAAAATTGTGTGAATACGAAGAGGAAAATTATATGACACCTGATAAGTTAAGCACATTAAAAGAAGAAAAATTGTATGTAGTTAAATACAATAATAGTCATTCATTGTATGAGAAAATTATGTTGTTGTCATTTCTATGGAAACATAGATTTAGATACCAAATTTTAATGAATCGTGATTATTTTAAGTGGTATAATAGGTATTTCTTAGGATATTTGGGGTTTATTCCAAAAGATAAGGTTAGTCATGCAACACCATTTCAACCATTACCTAATTACTTAAGAAATATTACTCGTAAAACGACTCTAATTGTTCATCTATATGAAGATACCGATGGTGATAGATGTTCTTATTTTTATTTAGCAAAAAATTTGAAATGTCCATTGTTAGTATTAGGATTTGATTATAATTTGCGAAGAGTTGTAGTAGATGGATGCATGAATGAATATAATGGTAAAAAGTCGTTCAATAACGTTAAAAATTTGGTTCAGAAGAGATTATCATATTATCCATCATTGGGTAAAAATGTTCAACTCATGATGCTAACCGATAATTTTGCTAATGGCGAGAAACATAATGATAGTTTGAAACCAACTAATTTAGAAAAAATTAAAATGCGTTTTGGTAAAAAATTTTTTGTTTTACTTGTTTTATCACCATTGTTGTATTTAAGTACTGATACATGTTGGTTTCATTATTTTCATAAATTGGTGTTATCCAAACAACATTTTTTGATTTCATACGTTGAACACACTATTTATTTCTTCAAACATTGTTGGTTGTAATTTGAATTTTTTGATTTAATACACCATTTTTTATGTTTTTTCGCATCTAAAACGTCAAGTTTTACATGTGATTTTTTTGCATAAATAGTGTGCAACAATTTGCCACAAAATTCCATTAGCAAAAATTTGGTAACGAAGTTATCAAATTTTACTCTTCATCAATGAGTTTTTTTTTGGTGAAACCATAAAAAACTCAGTTGGTGTGACGAAGTCATACCAACGCAATTGTTGCGACACAGTCGCAACATTTGAATTTTGGCAAAGCCAAAATTCAAATTATTCTAGAACCTACATACAATATTAATTGGATAAAATTTTGTAAAAATATATTTTCATGATAATTTTCTTGAATTGGTATGATTTTATTTAAGTTATCCAACGATATTTCAATATGGTAATTAACTAAATCTTGTGTTTTATCTATAAATGTTCTTTTATTATTTTTGTGTTGTGATATTAATATATTATCAAATATATTTTTAATTTTTTCTTTTTTTATTTTTTTAAGTTCAGCCAATGTTAATATCATTGATATATCTGGATTATCATCCAATGAAAATAAATAAGGTGCAGTTACAATACCATTAATAAGGTCTTCATATACTGGTTTTCCTAATGTATTAGAATCCGATTGATAATCCAATAAATCATCTTTTATTTGAAACGCAATACCCAAATTAATTCCTAAATTTTTAAAAAACTTATGTTTATCAGTATCATCACATGAAGGATATGCTAACTTATATATATTTTCTGAATTAACTTCTAAAAAAACACCTGTTTTTTGATATATTCGTTGAATATATTTTTGAAATGTAGTAGGTTTAAAATTGGTGGTGAGTTCATTGACTTCTCCCGTTATCAGTGTTTGGATCAACGATATAATGTTATTATTAGTTTCATTGACTGTCTTCACATCTACCGTTTTTGAATCAAAAGTTGTTAATAATTTATATGCTTTGGTTATTAAATAATCACCAAATAATATGGCTATTTTGTTAGAATATTTCAGGTTTAATGTAGGGTTTGAACGTCTAATAACCGACTCATCAATAACATCGTCGTGGATCAATGACGATAAATGAATTAATTCCAATGCAGAACAATATATGACTAATTTATTTAAATTATTATCGTATTTATCTAATGTATCATATGTTAATTTATCGTTATCAATATGTGTAACATATTGATCATGTTTGACAGACAAATATAATAAAATATTGAATATACTTCTTATATTTTTTCCTTTTTGGTTTAATATATATTTAATTATTTCATTTAAATGAGTGGTGCTAACATCAGTTAATAATTTATTAATTAATAACTCATTTTCCATGGTTGATAATACTTTTTCAGTAATTATATTTACTATTTTGTTAAATTTAATAGGTTGATTACTATTATTAATTTTATAACGTGACATGAAGAACGCATAATCAGAATGATTATCATAATGATTATCAAAAGGAATATCGTATTGTAATAAACGAGAGTTAATGTTAAATAAATAATAATTAAAAATAAAATTATATTTTGTAAAATGAAGAGAATGTGTATTTTGATTTAAACATGATAAAGGTAAATATATTTTATCGTCAATGCTACTTATTAATTTATTGGGTATGTTTTTGTTATTTGCCAATGCTAATCCCATTACGTGTAAAATCATATCATTGAAAAACCGTTTTTTTATATTGGATGTATTTGCAAGTTTATTGTGTAAATTTAATATTGTTGATAAAACGCCATAAATACTGTGTTTTCCTGTTAAAATAACATTTTCAGATTTATTATGAGAATCTTCATTTAAATCTGTCACATCATCCAATAAGGTAACTATTAACGAAAATATATGTTTAACATTTAATGTCAGTTCTTTGTTATATTGAATATTTAAATAATTGATGATCAAAATATATTTAACATTTTGTTTAATCTTTCCAGAAAAATTAACATGATATAATAATGATATAATATTTTTATTGGTTATTTTGTTTAACATAAATATAATATTTTCTATTATGGAACTATCGTGAGAATTGAGATAAGTTATTTTTTCAGTTGTTAAATCTTCAGATTTAAATTTTTTATAGAGAAAATAATGAATTAATTTTTTTATTTTATCTGATATTTTGATTTCATCTATTAAATAATCAATATAATTGATTAACATTATTTCGCAAGTTATGTCTTCGGAATTTATTTCATAACAAAAGTTTAATAATTCCAATGCCAAAATAGTTATAAATGTTTCTTGAATTATTTTATGTGATATAATGACAATACCACCATGTGTTTGACTACTTACTATGTTGGTAATCAATTGAATGATTTTATTAATAATATTGTCTTTATTTGTTAATAATATGGATATTTCTTTTTCTGGAATTTTATAGAAATAATGTATATAATCTATTATTTGTTTAGTATCATTTAGGAAATAATATGGGTTATCGTTGATCCAAGAAATAATTATGTTCTTTTTGAATTTCGATTTATTTTTAATTTTTGACAACTTGGTATAAAACAAGTTTTCATCACGTTGCATAATAATTATGCAAGGTAAATTTATATTTATTAAATAACGATATTTATTTTCTACCAAATTTTGCCCCCAATTTACTGAAACTATCCAGAACCATGATAACCAATATACCGAATGATATAAATATAATCATTTCGTTTGAGTTAGTATCACCAAATAATGATTGTTTTTTTTCTAATTGGTTTAGTTTCAATCCTTTAATTTGTGATTCTAGATCTTTAACATATTGTTGCAATTCTTGAAATTTTTCTGTTGATTTATAGTCAATCGATTCAGTTTTCTTTTCAGGTTTTTCTTCAAAATTATATTTTTTAGGAGATTCGAAATATTTTTGGTATGATCCTTTTTGATATTTTTTTGTATCATTTTCTATAAATATTCCTGTCGGATCTTGAACCATAACAGGTGATTCGTTATATGCTTCATCCAACATTGCATACGATGACATAATAATAATATATTATACTTTTATTTTTATCTCTAACATAATTATATAATGTTTGCTAAATTTCAACGTGATGTAGAATCTATTTTGAAAAATAAATCCTTGATATTTGTTATTGCTGTATTAACTTCATTATTTACGGTATTTGCGGGTCCAGAATTACCTGAAAGCGTAGTTAATGTGTTGAATAATGGATTTGTTAAAACATTGATAATTTTCGTGGTCGCCTACTTGACATGTGCTAAAGATCCTAGAGTAGCCTTATTCGTGTCTATTTTGTTCATCGGGGTGACAAATATGATAAGCGAAAAATCAATGTATGAAAAATTCACTAATTACAAAGTTATGGAAAATTTCCAAGATGAAATGGCAGAGGAAGAAGATTCGGAAGATAAAGAAGAAGAAGAAAAAGGAGAAGAGGTAGAAGAAGAAAATCCATCGGATGAAGAAAATGAGATTGAAGAAGAAACCGAGACAAAAGAGAAAAAAAAACCAATGAAATTGAAACTTAAATGCACCGCTGTCGAAGAACAATTTAACAATTATTATTAGAATTCTTTATTTCTACATAATTATATAATTATACAATAATTAAATATGAATTCAAAATTGAAACAAATGAAAGATTTGCTTGATACAAGATCAAAAGAAGATGAAGGAATAGATGCGGATGATTTTTGGGAGGAAATAGCGAATTCGAGAGGTAATCACGAGTTTGATTATTTAGAGGATGATGACTTATATAAAGAGTATGGACCCGATTTTTCAGGAGATCAAAATATGTGTTTATTATTTGCACAAGAAAGTACATATTTTCATGCTATCGCAGTTGGTGAAAATTATGATATTGACAAATTAGATGAGTATCCAATATATTTGATAGATCTTTCGGAAAATGAAGGTTATTACGTTGGTAATTTTAGAACATTTGTTGAAGAAGAAATATTAAATGAATATTTAAAATTTTATGGTGATGGTGCAATCCACATTGAAACCATTAATTTAATGAAGGACAAATTGAAAAATTTTTCAACAAATGTAATTAAACGTGATAAATATATTATTAAGAATGATAATATCCATTAAAGAATAAAAATATATAAAATAAGTTTTTTCAGTTTTCAAAAAAATAAAACTAAAAAAATAACTTGTTATAGGTAGGATCAAAACTTGTAGTGTTATTACATTTTGTTTAATTTAAAATGTGTCCTATTTATAATAAACAGGTGTAATATGAAAACTCTTAACGACATAATGAAATATACTAAATCAACGTTGGATAAACCTTTATCTAATATATACGTTGAAGGATTTATTACGATATTTTTAGCATGTTATGCTGGGTTAATTTTACCAACCTTGAAGTTGGGAACTTACGATTTTTTAAGAAGCGATATGTTTAGAATTGTGGGCGTGTTTTTAGTCGCTTATTTATCTAGTCATAATTTTACAATTTCTTTAGTATTGGCTGTTGCTTTAGTGATGACATTCAACCACTTTAATGAACTAGAACTAAATGAAACTTTTGATATTAAATAATTACTTTCTTGATATATCATTGAAAATTATTTTTAATATTATACATAATTTTAAATAATATCATAGATAACTTTTTAATATAATATTAAAAATTGATTTTTAATATCATGTATAATGAACCAAATATATTTACTTAAATTTACCTATGGTATTGATTTTTTTGATTATAGTGTAAATAATAATCCACCGCATAATATTGGTGATTTTAGATCATTTAATCATTGTATTATCACGATGATAAGTGAGACAATAACAACAGGTTTGACACACTATTATAACAATGGTATATGGATGAACAAAAACCAATATAATTTTAACATAGAAATTTCAATTGATAAAAGCGACAAAGAACGTGTTTATCAAACAATAAAAAATATTATTTGTGAAAATATAAAAAAAGACATGAATGGTTTAATCAATCAAATTCAAGTTTTTGGACATGATATTGACACATATCATTTTTGTGTTAATACATAAAATTTATTATTTATTTATATAATGGATTCACTATTAAATTTATTAAACAACAGTAAATTTTTGGTAGGAGTTGCAATTTTAATGTCAAATGTAGGTGGTAGATATATGAGTTTAGATTTAACGAAAAAAGAAGAGAAAATATTGCAAACACCAATTGTTCGTCGAACATTGGTTTTCTTCGTTGCGTTTATTGCGACGAGAGACATTATAGTGAGCGTAATTATAACATTATTGTTTATCATTGTAGTTAAAAGAAATAAAATATTTAATAGTTCGTTGGACGAAGATGACGATGAAGACGAAAACTAAACTAATAAAATGAATAAAAACATCATTATCATAAATACTATAAAAAAGTGAAATACTTCATATTCGAAACTGAAATCGTTCATTATAAATTTAATTTATATATAAAATTAACATTATAATTTTATAAGAGATGACTATCCGTTGTAATGGCTATAATTCAAATAAAAACAAATGTCGTAATCGTATTAAGACAAATGAAAATATAATATTAACTGATTATTTTTGTTGTGATAATCACAGACCTAAAAATATTGAAGATTTAATGGAATGTTGTGATGTATGTTGTGACGAAGTGAGAGATATAAAAGATGTTATAATTTTAAAATGTAACCATGCATATCATAAAAGTTGTTATTTTAAATGGTTAAATAAAAACGATGAAAATATATGTCCTATTTGTTTGTTTTCGTATTCTAAACATCGTAAAAAATTTAAAAAAAAGTTTATTAATAAGAAAAAATCAGAATTAAGCGATGATTCACTATTTAGTGATGACGATTCTTCGGAAGATGGAAAAATATATCCCGAATCGAACAATGACGATGTTTTGATAGACACAACATTATATATTTAGTTATGAATTATCGGATATATAGGTATGTATATTGTGAGTCACCGCGGAGGTTCTCTTGAATGCGACGAAAATTCTATTAAATCCATCAAATATTCTATGGAATTACCAGTGGATGCTATTGAAATGGATATATATTTTACCAAAGATAATGTTCCTGTGGTGAATCATGATCCATCATTAAATCGTATTTATAGAATCGATGAATGTATCATAAATATAAATTTTAGTAAGATATTTGGAATTATTCCAAGTTTGGATGAAATACTAAAAATCGTTAATGGAAATAAAAAATTATTTATAGAAATAAAAGGAATACCATCAGAAAAAAATTTAACGAAATTAAGTTCATTATTATCATCATATAGTGGTTCATATACAATATTAAGTTTTAATTATAATACATTGAAATTTTTAAGTCATTTTTTTTCATCATATATTTTAACATTTGTAACATCAAATGTATTCTCAAATGAGATAATAGAGTTGATCACTCATGAAAAATTGTTCGACAATATTGCGTTATGTCATACTAGTGTGGATACAAAAAATATGGAACAATATGTTAATAAAAAGATAAAAATATTTTTATATACCGTTAATTATGAAAGTGATTATTTGATTTTGAAAAATAAATGTGGTAATATGATTAGTGGTTTGATAACTGATCGTCCATTACATTTCATAAATTTACTTAAGTTTTCTCTTTGATATAATTTACTACATCATCACCATGTTCATTTACCATATTTACAATTGTATCTCCATGTTTATCGGCAACATCTTCAATAAATTCTTTAGCATCCATAGCGAAATCTTCTATTTTATCGAGTAATCCTTCATCTTCCTCTTCGGATATATTTTTAACTTTGCATAGATTATCGATATTGGCTTCTTTTTCGTCAAATGTATCAACATCTATTTTATTAACCATTAATTTGATAGGTAATGAAGGTTCATCGTCAATTAAATTATTTAATTCTAGTGTTAAATCTTTAATAGTTTTGACATAATTTTTACTACCAGTGGTAATTTTTAATGTATTTAATCTTCTGGATATTTTTCTGTATTTTTTATAATAATCATTATGAGAAGCATGTTTTTTATCGAAAGCCATAAAACTTTTAATACATCCCATAACACTAACCGCTACATTCAAAATACCCACAACAAGACCCATATTGGGTGTTAGTGATTCTAATAAACTAAGAACAACAGTTCCTGTAATAGCACTAATTATTATCATTGGAATGTTAAGTATTTGGTTGTATTTTTGGTTTTGTGAAGAATAAATATGATGATTTTGACTTTTAATATTAGTAAATTTAGTCCAATAATCCATTTGTTCATGGAAATCGTTTTTTGATAATAATGGTTGTTTAAGTTGTTGTGATAATGGAGTAGTCATTTTATATAAATATATTTATATGTATTTATATATATAAATACATTTACATTTAATAAATGACATCAACACCACCAGAACAACTCTCTCCAGAAGTTCCAAATCAATATATTTCTCCCGAAATGATACAACGCCAATATATCTCTCCTAATATATCTTCGTTTAACGACGAATATTCACCTGCACGTTCTCCGAATATGTTTGATATCAAATGTCAAGATTTTGTAATTCCACCATTCGATACATCAAATTCAGATGGTGTAACGAAAATTCAAAATCCAATAAAAGAACGGAAAAGAGAATTTAGAAAATATTTTAAAGATAAAGTAAAACATAATTTTAGTTTATATCATCAAAATTTGGATGATTTGAAAAAACACTGTTGGGAAGGAAAATTATTACACGAAATATCTTTTAAATATTTTAATCGTTTTTCCTTGTGTATAGGTTTTATGGCTATTATAATCACGGCTATTAGTGGAATATGTTCATATTTGTTGAATATTGATAGATTTAGTGAATACGAAACGGATTTTAAAATAACCATTATGGTTTTAACAACTATTTCAACATTATTTCAATCTTTATTAAAAGGCTTTGAATGGGATAGCAAAAGCGAAGCACATAGCAATTCATCAGAACAATATGGTCATTTGTTGTCAGACGTCGATTTATTTCAAAAAGAGTTACAGAACCATTTCACAGAAATACACAATTATATTAATATATTCAAATTGAAAATACATGAAGAACAATGTGTTGATAGTACTTGCAAAGTAGTAATTGATAACGAAGCCGAACTTAGGGATTATGTTATGTCTAATTATGAAACCATAAACAAAAGATATGTAATTAAAATCAAAGAATTAAATAAAATTTATTCTAACGTTAGAAAACAAAATAAATATATTATTCCTAATTATGCCCAAAAAAAAAAGGACAAAGTAAAATTAACTAAATTTATTAGAATGATGAAACTTAACGCACAAATGGATTATATAAAAATGCGTTCCGATAATCTTAAAAAAATTATAAATACTGAAAATTACGAATCCACAACATCCGAGAAAAAGGAATTGAATAATTTTCATCCACCCAGCATTAGTTGGATCAATATAGATCAACTCCTCAACTACCAAAAAACGACTAAACAGAGAAGATTTTGGAATTTTGTTAAAAAACTTTGTTGTCCGTGTTACAAAAATAAAAAACATGAAGATAATAAAAATATTTATAACAATCAAGTATTGAACGGTATTAATCGAATTAAAAATGGAAATGAATCATCCATATTACCATTGAACACATCACAAGATTTTCATTTAATGAATGATGAAAAATGGAAAACCAAACATCAAATTGAAAAAGATTGGATATTGAAAACAACCGAAATAACAACTAGATTAAATAAAATACGAGAAGGAATAAATGATGATACTTTATCCAATGCAGATAAACCAAATAATGTTGATTTTAATGTTTAGTGATATAAAGGTTTAATTTCATATTTATATATATAAAAATGAAAATGAATTTCGAGTTTAATCATCTTAAGGATGTTGGACAAACATATGCGGAACACGCAAAAACCACACTTGGACAAGGACTGAAACTTATGTTTTTGAATTGTATGTTATTTTTACATGCTTTATGTCCCGATGCATTCGTGAATGCTAGTAGAAACATTTATCAACATTTAATGGAATGTGATTTGTTAAAAACCAAACAAGTGGTGGTAGATGATAGCGATGAAGAAAACGAACCAACTCTAAACAAAAACGATGAAGAAATCAAGAATGATGGAGAAAACGAACCAACACTAAACAAAAACGATGAAGAAATCAAGAATGACGAAGAAATCAAGAATGATGAAGAAAGCAAGAAAGATAAATAAAAATTGATACAATTTTTTCATGGAAATAATATGATTATTATATTGAAATGTATTCGAGCGAAACACTAAAGGAAATATTAGAAGAAGCCAAAGGTATGAGAAATATGATGGATAAAATTACTGATTTACATAATGAAAAAGAAAAAGAAAAAGAAAAAGAAAAAGAAAAAGAGAAAAGAAAAATATATTGGACTAACAGAATTAGAAGTAATTTATAAAGAAAGTGACAGAAAATTCGAATAATTTTTTTGTTGTGAAACTATTTTTTGACAAAGTCAAAAAATAAACTTTTTCGACAAAGTCGAAAAAGTAAAGGGGTTCTAAAGGGGACTAGTCCCCTTATTAGAAGTAATTTATAATGATATAAAATTTATATTATTATTAATAATAATATGTTTGGTAGAATGTATTCGTGCGAGACACCAAACCTTGTTGTGAAACTATTTTTTGACTTTGTCAAAAAATAAACTTTTTTTCGACATAGTCGGAAAAATAAAGGGGTTCTAAAGGGGACTAGTCCCCTTATTAGAAGTAATTTATAATGATATAAAATTTATATTATTATTAATAATAATATGTTTGGTAGAATTGTGAAACTTAGTAGTCGTAAATTATCTTATTTTGTATCTCAAACGGATGATGTTTATAGAATTATGGACATCACTAGGAAAGTAATGACAAAAGAAAGTTTAACGAAATGTGATATGTCGAAATCATATTATGGTCAAGTAGGTGTTTCCTTGGAAAATTTAGATAAAATTGGCGAGATTGTTTATAAAGATCCAGTTGTTCCATTACACGGTATGGTTTACCATGGAGATGTTTATTTTGGGTTGGAAACGTCAAAAAGCACAACTGATTTGATAACTCCTATTAGTGGAATATGTGTTGGTATCAATAATGAATTTATTGATAAATATTCGAATATAGATAATTTGAAGACATTTGATAAAAAAATACGAGAAAAATATATGGATTCTAATAATTTATATATTATGGAACTAAAAATATCGGATATTAAAAAAATAATTGAAAATTTATAAATTTGAATTAATTTCTATATTAAATTATGTAAATAATTTGATCAAATGATACCAAGAAAATTGTTTGATATTGTAGTAGCAACATCTCGTACATATGGAAAATTAGGTATTGGAAGCAATGGTGATTTACCATGGCGAAGTGTTAAAGAAATGAATATATTTAAAGAAATAACTACCAACGGATTATTTGCTAATGAAAATAAATATTGTAATATGGTTATTATGGGACGTAAAACGTTTGATAGTATTCCAGATAAATATCGTCCTTTGAAAAATAGAGTTAATTTAGTGATTAGTAAGAGTTATTTCGATACCAAACCGCCTTATATGTCTCATGAGTGGTTCGATGATAATAATAAATGTGGATATTTCAATAGTTTTGATGGTTGTTTGAGTTATATCAATGATAATAATTTAAAAGGTAATGTGTATGTAATTGGTGGAAGTCAAATTTATGATATTGCATTGCGAAATAAATATTTACGATACATTTACATGTCTGATGTAGTTCCAACGATTCGTAATAATTTCGAAGCAGATACTTTTTTTGATATGGATGAAAACAATCATCGAAAAATATATGAATCACCTTACGTAAAAGATAATGAACTAATGTTTAGTTTGGGTGTTTATAAGAGAAGACCTAACAATAATTTTACTGATAATGATTCGGAAATAAATCCTAAAATTACAAATGCGTTAGGACAGGTAATGAAAACTGATGATCTGTGGGTTAGTTCTTCTATTCCAGTGACTTATTCAACACATCCTGAGAATCAATATTTGGATTTATTAAGGGATATTATGGTAAATGGAGCGGAACGTGGGGATAGAACAGGAACGGGAGTTTTCAGTGTTTTTGGAAGACAATTGAGATTTAATGATATTTCGAATCAATTTCCTTTATTAACAACTAAAAAAGTTTTTTGGAAAGGTGTTGTTTTAGAATTATTATGGTTTTTGTCAGGAAACACTAATGCAAATAATTTAAAAAATGAAGGCGTTCATATATGGGATGGTAATACATCTAGAGGATTTTTAGATAAAAGTGGATTGGAATATTATGAAGAAGGAGATTGCGGACCCTTTTATGGATTTCAATGGAGACATTTCAATGCTGAATACAAAGGTATGGATAATGATTATACTGACAAAGGATATGATCAGGTTCAATGGTGTATCAATGAAATTAGGAAGAATCCTACTAGTCGTCGTTTAATTGTAAGTGCTTGGAATGCATCGGAATTAGATAAGATGTGTTTAAATCCATGTCATGTAATGTATCAGTTTTATTGTGATCCAGACAAAAGAGAAATGAGTGTTCATATGTATCAACGAAGTGCTGATGTTTTTTTAGGCTTACCATTTAATATTGCTAGTACGGCTTTATTTCTTAAATTAATGTGTTATATGACTAATTATAAAGCCAAGGATGTTATTGTTTCATTAGGTGATGCCCATATTTATAGTAATCATGTTAATCAATGTAATATCCAATTGAAACGAAAACCATATGAATGGACACAAGTAATTATTGATCCAAGAGAAACAATAAATAAAATAGATATGGTTAAGTTCGATGATATTAAATTAGTTAATTATCAAAGTCATGGATCAATTAAGGCAAAGATGGCTGTCTAAGTTTTTTCGCTGATTGATTATATGTATGTTTATACATATACGTTCCTAGAGGCATTTCCAAATGGTTTCCCAACGGTTTAACTAAAATACTATTGATTCGTTGTTCCACAAAAACAAACGGAACATTACTATATTTGATTTTAGTGGAATAGTCGATGTAATCAACACTTACACTATTATTTTCATCACACGATTCAAGCATATTATTTAAGTCAGGGATGAATTTCAAAACTTCATTACTTATACCTATGACGATACATGAATTAGGAAAAACAAAATAATTTAGTAAAGGTGATAGAACAAAAGATTCATCAATAACTTGTTGTCTAACATCCTCAGTTTTATCTTGTTGAATTACTAATGTTGTTAATCTACAAGTAGGCATTTTAACACTTCTAAAATATTCCGATAAATCATATGATAATAATCCTTCTTCGTTTTTGTGTGCTTCAATATATTCGTTAAATAATCTTACATTTAATTCAATTGATGTATTTGGGTTCATTTTTAATTATTTATGATAATATTCAATAGACTTTTTAACATCAATTTTTTCATAGGAACTTTAAGATAAATTACTTATCTTAAATAAACAATGAGTGATAATTTGATAAGTCAAATCGAAAAATATGCTAAATCAAATGTAAGTGATATATCGATGCATTTACCAACTATATTTAACGAAATATTTTTATCAAAACAAAAAAATCCAGAATTTAATATCAAATTGATAGTCGAATTAGGAGTATGTTCGGGACAATCTACTTATATTTTCGATTTAGTAAATCGTGTATCAGGATCTAAATTAGTAAGTGTTGATATAGATGTTTGTGAATACAATAATATACATAATGGAACATTTATTCATGAGGATGATATTATTTTCGCTAACAGATTTGAAGCATATTGTATTCAAAACGATTTACCTACCAAAATAGATGTGCTATTTATCGATACATCTCATTTATATGAACATACTAAACAAGAGATTGATAAATGGTTTCCGTTTTTAAGTGATAATGCCATGGTAATATTTCATGATACCAATATGCCTTGTGTTTATCATGCCGATAATGCTATTAAATCTACGTGGAACAATGATAGAGGTGTTATTAGAGCCATTGAAGAATATTTTGGTTTTAGTGTATTTGAACAAAGACCTTTCAAAATCAATAATTTATTCAAAAATGGTTCGTTTTGGAATTTTGATCATCGCCCTGAAAGCAATGGATTAACTTTTATTCATAAATCACCACACTTTTATACATAAAATCAAATAAATATAAAGACATTTAAATATATTTATATAATTAAATGAATTATCCAGAAAATTTCTTAGAAACAACGAGTCAATTATTGAATGTTGATAAAACTTCTAAATTGGATATTATGTCGTATGTAATACATTACACACCATTTAAAAATCGCAAAGATAATATGAAAGAACAATGCAAACAAATTGGATTAAAACCCATCTATGTTGAATCGTTTGATAGAGAAAATTTAACTAATAATGAAAATAAAATGTTTAGTTCGAATTTTTTAAATCAACGAGAAGTTTCAGTGTTTATGAAACATTTAACTGCTTTGAAACATGCATATAAAAATGGTTATGAACGTGTTTTGGTAATGGAAGATGATTGTTTGTTTGGTGATGCATTTTCCAGATGTTTGGATTTGTATCAGGGACAATTACCCAAAAATTGGGATATGTTATACGTGGGTGATGCTTTTGGGTTTCGCATTTCAAATGATGAAATAACCAAACAAATTGATGCACTAGGACATCACACTAATGTTTTCGAAAAATGCAAACATCCAACAAATAAACAAGGTGGTGGGTGTTCTAAAACTGCAGATGCTATTATTTATAGTAGAAATTGTATTGAAAAAATATTGTCAGAATTAGAATTACCTGATTATTTGGTTCATCATCCATATGATTGGTTTTTGAGTTATGTTGCACGTTCATATAATATGAATGTTTATTGGTGTGAGCCATCATTGGTGAAACATGGTTCTCAATCAAATTATTTTAATGATATATAATTTTTTATAAATTTAATAAAGTTTTGACTTTATTACTTAATTGTCTATAATAATTATTGGGTGGATAATGATTAAATTGCATCACATCTTTTAATTCATTATTTTTAAATATTGGTTCTTTTGTCATTTTATTTATAATTTCATCTGATAAATTAGTTACATGTTTTACGCATTCTTCAATACTTTCAAAATCATTCACATAAATAAATGCATCCTTATTGAAATAATTGAAAACACATTTACTACCGTAATATATTGGAATCGCCCCTGAATAAAATACATTAAGAATTTTTTCTGTCAAGTAACCATCTTCAACACAATTTTCGATCGCAAAAGCAAATTTATAATCAGAATATTGGTATAATAAATCCAAACTACCCCAATTTTGTCCTTCTTTTTTCATGTTATACTCAGGGTATTTACCATATTGTTTTCCAATGCTATGTGTTGTTTTTGAACTATCATTTTCAACCATACAATTAAATAATTTATCTCTTGTTCCGTTTGTTTTACTTGCACACCATGCACAAAAATATTTTCTATCTTTATTTTGAAAAATTCGTTGCATATATAAATTATCAAAATTAGATGTTTCAGTTATTTCTAGTAAATTTGATAAATTTGTTGGTTCTCCTTCTGATTTATCATTAATGTATAATTTATCGTTAAATACACATCGAAGGGCAAAAACAACATATGGAATATACGAAAAATGCTTGTTATTTCTATTATTATTTAATACTGATCCCCATTCTAAATATTTAGCGTTTCGTCTATTATTGGTAGTATTTGGTTCTAAAGGAGTATTAAATGGTTCTCCACTGAAATAAATTATGGGAATATTTTTATTGGTAAAACGAACTGGTGGATAAGCATTTCCTTTCAGAATAACATCGCAATCATCACTATTTTCCCAAATAATATTTATATTTGGGTTTATGATTTTAATAAGATAATTAAATAATACACAATCGCAATTATACGCACCAATTCTACCGACTTTAATGTCATTTTGTAGGCTTAATAATTGTTGTGATAGTTGTGACTTATTATTTCTAATCGCCCAAATGGGATTTTCTTTACCTGTTTCAGTCCAATTTGGACTAAACCAAGTTTCATCTTTGATATACTTAAACTTATTTTTTTTAAGCAAAATACTCAATATACTCTGATCTCTTCTATGTTCTTTAAAATATTTGTTTTGGATGTTTCGGTTGTGTTCATCAGTTATATAAAAATAATCGCTTTCAAATGATAAATCGTACCATTGCTTCATTAAATCCATTGTTCTATTGCATTTTTTTATAAATAATAAACCACTTTCACATTGCGGTTTCAAAACATCACTATTATTAAATTGTAACCTATCCAATAATTCTTTTTTTGTCCATTGCAAATCATTTTCAACACCAAATCCCAAAAAATCATTTTTAAACGCATAATCAATGTATAGACGCAACTTATATAACGCTTTGTTATTTATTTCACATCCTGCATCTAAATATACCAACATATCATTATGATTCAGATTGCTTAATTCGTGATATACTAAAAAAGATTTCCAAATCCAATATCCAAACCCTTTGACTTCTTTTTTACAAAAATCTAAATGATTTTTAAAAGTTGGATATTTTTGAACTAATATTTCTTCATTAAATACTTTAACGTTATCAAATAACGTTGTTTCCTCAATTTGTTTGCCTAATCGCTTTCCTGCATTATAATAATTTTTGCTATCACCAAATGTAATAAAGTGTATCATTGTTTAAATACTATTAAATAATAAATATTTAAATATATTTTGATATAAATAAATGAATGACATGCAAGAACCAACATATAGGAATCTTTCTCATTTGTTGAAGACACATAAAATAAAAAAAGGTGAGGAATTTACACATACATCTATGTGTGGTGGTGCATATAATATTTCAGATATATTATACAATCAGTTCACCGAATTATATGTAAATGATTTGATTGACGGTAATGAACTGTATTTAACGGAAAAACATAAGGATTACGGACCACTTGTAATAGATTTTGATTTTAAGGTAATACCTGAAAATGGAGATGATAAAAATCGATATTTCGAAATTGAATTAATTATAGAATTTTGTGAAAGTTTGATATATTTTTTAGAAAGTGTAATAAAAAATAATTTTTTCCATGATTATTTTATTTTATCCAGACCTAAAAAATATGTAAAATCGGATATTATCAAGGATGGGGTTCATATTATATTTCCTTATTTAATAATTCCAAATTGGTTAGGGCATTACATTAGGTTAAATATGATTGACGATTTAGGCAATATATTAAGAAAATCGGTTTTTAAATATAGTAATTCAATAAATGACATATATGATGAATGTGTGATAGATAAAAATAATTGGACATTATTTGGAAGCACAAAAAAAGGAATATTGCCTTATAGAATCCATTATTTCAAAACAACCAATGACACATTAAAAAAAATTTTTAACTGTGATGGTAATTTATTAGAAGAATACGTTGATTACGGTAATAATACATCTAATAAAATATTTCAGTTATTTGGTGTTAAAAAGACTAATTTATTACCCATGGTAAAATTGTTTAGTATTCGTAATAAAAATGTTGAAAATATAGTTAGTTTTCACCAACAAAATTTTAAAAAAATTGCCAATGATGAGTTGCACGATTTAAGAATGATAAAACACAAAAATAAAAATGGAACTTTGAAAAACATTAGTCCGAGTAACGTGCTTTCTGTTGAATTATCAAAACAAGAAGTTCAAGCCATATATCAATTTGTGGAAGGAAATAAGGAATTATGGAATAACCATCAACTGAATGTTCATAATATTAGGAAAAAAACATATGGTTTTGATCCACATTATTTTGTTAGGTTAAATCACCCAAATCCAGAACAAAAAATATCGTGTCCTTTCAAAGGAGAACCACATAATCGTGATTCTTGTCCCATATATTTGCATATATGGAAAGGCGGTGCAGTTATGAAATGTAATGATTCAGGAATATCATGTTTAGGAAAACGATTTCCCGAAGTTCCCATTCCGATTCCGATGAACATTCAGAATGTAATTTTCAATAATTTAACAATAGTTAATTATAATAATAATTTAGATATTGAGGATAATTATTTATTTGAATTTGAGGAAGATGCAGAAATAATCAAGGTTGTTCAGGATGAATATTTAAATAAACTGATTTTAAATAGTTTAAACGGAACACATTATGACATTGCAAAAGTGTTATATGAATTATATAAAAATGATTTTAGATGTATTAGTTTAGATGGTAAAAATAATTGGTATGAATTTCAAAATCACAAATGGATATTAGGGAGCATAAGATTAAGACAACATATATCTGAAAATTTAACTAAATATTATAATAATGTCAAAAAAGAATATTTAAGAAATATGGATAATATTTCGGAAGCATCTAAAAAAGAGGGGATGATTAACGGATTAATTAAGAAATTAAAAACAACAAGTTTCAAAAATAATATAATGAGTGAATGTTGCGAAATATTTTGTGCTTATAATCATGGATTTGTCAATAAATTAGATGAAAATAAAAATTTAATATGTTTCAATAATGGTGTTTATGATTTAACAATGAATACTTTTAGAAACGGGCAGCCAGATGATTATTTAAGTATTTCTACAGGATATGATTATAAGAGTGAATATTCAGAACACAAACAAGAATTAATGGATTTTTTGGAGAGTATCCAACCAGATGATGATGAAAGACATTATTTGTTGAAATTTGCGTCGAGTTGTTTTCATGGGGATAATCCAGAAGAATTATTTCATATATTTGCAGGTAAAACTCGGAATGGTAAATCTAAATTGCGTGATTTACTTAAAAACACGTTTGGAAATTATTACAGTAGCATTAGTAGTAATTTATTAACAAGAGAAAGACCCAATCCTTGTAATCCACAACCCGATATAATGGGATTAAAAGGAAAACGTTTGATAATAGGTTCAGAACCAGAACGAGGACAAAAAATAAATACGGGATTTATGAAATTTTTAACGGGGAATGATCCAATCAAAGGTAGAGGAATGTTTGAAAAAAATGAATATGAATATAAACCGCAATTCAAGGTTTTGTTACTTTGCAACGATATTCCAGATATGGATAGCAATGATGAGGGAGTATGGAGCAGAAGTCGGGTAGTTGAATTTCCCGTGACATTTGTAAAAGAACCTAAGGAAAGTTTTGAGAAAAAAATAGATATGGATTTAGGAAATAAACTGTGCAATTGGCATCACGATTTTTTTTTATTGTTAGTAGAATATTATAAAAAATATAAAAGTGAGGGTTTATTACCAACAGGTAAAATTACTGAATTTACTTATGAATATAGAATGGAAACAGACAGATATTTATCTTATATAACAGATCGTATTGTTCCACAAACGAAACACAATTTGCACACCAGCGATATTTACGACGATTTTAAAATGTGGTTTTCTAAAAATAATCCACATGAAAAAGTTCCATCTAATGCTAAATTTGTACAGGGAATAAAAAAACACTTATCAGTGGAAAAATCTATTAGAATAGGAAAAAAAGTAAATACGGGAATCAAAAACGTAAAATTCCGAGAGGAAGAAGATGAAGAATAATTAATTTAATCAAATAACACTATATAATATAGTGCAATGAGTGATAATTGTGGAACTATTATAAAGAGAACTATCAAAAAAACTAGAAAAAAATCTAATCCTAAAACACTTAAAATTTCAAAAATATATGAATATGAATATAAAAAAAACGATAAAGTTATTGGAAATAGCAATAAATTAGATAAATTAAATAAAATCAGAGTTCCACCAAATTACAAAAATGTGGTTATTTGTGAGAATGACGATAAAATATTAGGATATGGAAATGATGATAAAAATAGGAAGCAAGTGATATATCATCCTGATTTTATCAAAACTCAACAAACTAAAAAACATAAACATTTATTATTATTAGGTGAAAATTATGAAGGTATAATCAATCAAATATATAAAGATTTTAATCAAACCAAAGATATTAAAAAACGATTAATTGCATTATGTTTAATTCTTATCAAAAGATGCGATTTCCGTGTATCTAGCGATCGAAAACTTGCATTAGAATATCAACATTTTGGGGTAGTTACTTTACAATGCAAACACATAAAATTCAAATCAAATGATGTTATTGATATTGAATTTATTGGAAAAAAAGGTGTTCTTAACAAATGTGTATTTAATGATAAACAAGTTTATAAATTATTGAAAAAACTGAAACAAAAATGTGAAAAAGATGATGATTTTATTTTTAAATATGATGATGGTAAATATGTAGAAGCCAAGGATATAAATATGTATCTAAAACAATTTGGTAATATAACAACTAAAAATTTCAGAACATGGAATGCTAACGCACATTTATTTGATGGTTTAATCCAATATAAAAAAAACGTTTATCAATCTGATTTACCTAAATTAGTTAAAGAAACCTTTAAAAATAAAGTGATTAACTCATTAATTGATGATGTCGCAAGTAAATTACATAATACTCGTGCAATATGTAAAAAAGAATATTTGAATCCAACATTATTGAATATATTGGATACCAATTTTATTGGTTTTATGGATTCTTTGAATATTTCTAAAAATAATCATGATAATTTTTATGATTTTCTTGAAAGTAAAAATTGAAGATAAAACGTTCTGAGAACGTTAAGTATAAATTGTCATTATTGTTGTTGATTTATACATCCAGCAAAATATGGTCTTTCGTTCGAAGTCGTCCTTAAGGAAGGAGACATATGCGACAGGTGCGACAACGGAGACAGATCCGTTTTCCACATATGTGGGTGATTTGGATCTGCATCCACTGGTGGGGACGGTTAATGTTGTTGAAGGCAAAGTTGAAGACGACGAATCCGACGACGACGAATTTGTCGTCGGTAAATTTCCCTTACATGTCGATTATAGACAGTCATTTATCAGCGTGGTCGAGCACTTCAACAAATATCGAGAACGAGTAACCAATTCATGTGAGAGTAAAATTCCAGTGTCAAATGCAATGTCGTCTCTTGTCAACAGTGTGTTTATGTTAGTCTCGACCATCATTGAGAATCAACAGGAGAAAGAAATCAGTATAGGCTGGTCGCAACTAACAACATCCCTGGAACAGTTGGATGTGTTGTTAAATATTTATGGTTTATCGGGAAAATCTGTGGGGGCAACAAACTCAAGAAAGATGCTACAGACTTTTCACAATTTGGTAAGTCACCTAGGTGTCATGTTGAATCCAGAGTCTGACATACCCATGCTATGCCATCGTGTTTCCATAGAATTAAATCTGTTGTTGGGTGGGTACGCAATAGCACTTACCACCCTACTTATGGATATACATCGTGAGAATAAGTAGAAACCCCTTTTTGCGACTCGGTCTCAAACCCCACCATATTAAGAAAGTTCTTTCAGGAATTACTTGTGGGTTTTATTTTTTTTTTTTTGAGTTTTTTCTTAAAAAAATTTATATTGAGATGGTGTTACAAGTAAATTACATAATACTCATGCAATATGTAAAAAAGTGTATTTCAATCTAACATTATTAAATATATTAGATACTAATTTTATTGGTTTTATGGATTCATTAGATATTTCCAAAAATAAACATGATAATTTTTATGATTTTCTTGAAAGTAAAAATTGAAGATAAAAAGTTTTGAGAACGTATGAAAGAAATTGTCATTGTTATTGTTGTTGATATATATCCGACAAAATATGGTCTTTTTTTCTGTTGTTCATTCGAAGTCGTCCTCAAAGGGGGAGACATGCGAGGAAAAAGCGTCAATGGATGATGAAAGTCTGTTTTCCGCATATGTGGATGATTTTGATTTGTGTCCATTGGAGGTAAGAAAGGTTGATGTAGAGAACATCAACGAGGAAGAGGAAGAGGAAGAAGAAGAGGAAGAGGAAGAGATAGAGGAAGAGATTTGTGAGATCGACGCCACCAAGTTTGATTTGCGAGAAGATTTTAAACTGTTGTTCTTGGAGGTGGTTGATTCGTTCAACCAGTTTCAACGAATGGTGGTAAAAAATTCTAATAAGAATAAAATACCAGTGTTTGAAGCAATGGTGACTCTTGTCAGCAGGGCAAACTTGTTTGTCTCAATCTTTACGAAGCAAATTGAAACCAACATGGTTTTGCCCGAACTGAATAAAACGTTAAAGCAAATAAAGAAAGTTGTGACCTTGATGAAAACCTTAAATAGAAAAATGGAGGTTCGCAACGTAAAGAAGATGCTAAGCATATTTTATCATTTCATCTGTTGTCTTGGGGTTGTGTCGGCTCCAAATTATGATTTGGACTATTCCACAATGGGTCTTAGTGATTCCTTGCAATTCGATTTATCAGTAAGTAGGTACACTGTTGCATTCTCTGGACTATTCAGGATGTTTAAATCCTAAATCCTCTTTCTGCGATTCGTCGCAAAACCCACCATATCGAGAAAGTTCTTTCGGGAATTACTCGTGGGTTTTATTTTTTTTTTTTGAGTTTTTTCTCAAAAAAAATTGATATTGAAACATCTTGTTATACATTATATGAGTTGGTTTCGTTTTAGTTTAGATTGAGATGAAAAATAGGTGTGCAACTGTGATTTCGCTAATTCTTGAGAAATTGACAATTCTTAAGGAATTAAAAAATATTAAGAAATATAAAAGTGGTGAATGTGGAAATAAAATAGTTTATAATTTAGTAATAAGTACTATGAGAGTCATTAGACATTTGAAAAATAATCAGTGTTTATTTGATGGTAGTCTTCTCGAGACTCACTATGTTCTTGATGAAAAAGACAACACAGAAGTTACTAGTTCTATTGATGACTTTTTCAGTAATTTATTATTGTTTATTGACAAGATTTTCACGATGTACAAATATGATATACTGATGACAACAAAAGGAATGAATAATTTTTACCGTATCGCAAAAAAGTATAACAAAAATAGAACTGAAGATTGTTCATTTGCAATAATTGATCTATTCACACAATTTAAAATCATGGATAGATGTCTTTTCATAACATTGCTTCCTAACTACGAATAATTTCATGAAACACCCAATGAAGGTTATTTCTTATATAAGAAATAACCTGAGGGATTTTATTTTTTTTAAATATCAATTTCAACTCCCCTTCCTTTTTTACGATTTTTCATTTTATTCAACAAGGCTTCCCTTTTTGGATTAAACGATGTTTGATTCATATGTTTTTCTTCATCATCAAAATCAACACCACTGAGACTAATTATGTCAGAAACTCGATCTTCATCATCGTTTATATCAATTCCATGAGACGCATGACCACCCAGTAATTCATTTACATTCAAATTGGGTGGTTGCATATTGGGTTGTCTAGGTGGAGGTGCAGGTGCTTGGTTACCGCCACCCATTAATCCTCCCATTAGACCACCCAAACCGCCATTTCCGCCACCGCCCAAAAGGTTACCCATCATACTCACCATAGGATTTGATTCTTTTTGTGCTTGTTTATAACTAGAACTGTTGGCGGCTGCTTTATTAAATTGTTTCATAAGTTCTGGGTCGCTTTTTAGAATCTCATCAGCACCCGGAATATTAGAATTTCTCAATGATGCTTGTTGAAAATTATACATGAAACCGCTCCCTGCTAATAATCCCAGTAATTTAATTTCAGGTGCAATTTTTACTTTTCCACGATATTTATCGTGTAATTCTTCAAAAACGTCGTCATATTCTTCAATATCATCATTAACGCTTTCTGACCAACCATCAAGTTTAATATCAAACGGATCGAATTTTGAATTTAAGATTTCAATAATATTGGTAAATACAATTAATCCTTTTTTATAATTAGCGTTCGCTTTTTCAGAATCAATTTGGTTTTTGATTCTGTCATATTCCCATTTCATTTCATTTAAATCACTGTTAAGATTAAATTTTTTTATGGGAACACCTTTTTTATCTAGTCTTTCAAACTGATATAATAGTTGTTTTTTCTCTTGTAATTCTTCTTCAGGAGACACATATGAACGTTGTGGTTCTCTAAACTGGTTACTGTTATCGTTATACAAATTAGTATTAACATTAGGATGAACAGGAGAATGAGATACATGATGGTGATCCATGCTTTCGTTATCAGAAAAATTTTTAGGATATTCATCTCCATCATCATAATTATTATGCACAGGTGGATCAACATCATCATGTTTTTGTCTATCAGTATTTATAAAGAATTCTTCACCCATACCGTCAAAATTCGTGGTTTCAAAATCGGCATTTTCGAAATCGTTGTTACCAGAAGAATGACGTTCTATATCTAATTCGTTCATTTAACTATATTGTAGAATATTAAACTATAATATATACGCATTTTTAAGTAGTTAAGTTTATCAATATTAAATTATCTAATATAATATATTTAACGAACAATGAAAATTTTATCATTTGATGTAGGTGCTTTAAATTTAGCAATGATTATTTTGGATGTGGATGATGAATATTTGAAAACGATACCTGAAATAAAAAATTGTACATTAGATCTCATAAATACCGATGAAATAAAAATATTGGATTGGAGAGTTATCAATTTAATGGATGAACTTAATGATTCACATGACTGTTGTCATATTGAAACGAAAACAAAAAAAGGGGTTACTAGTCACACTAAATGTAACAAAAAAGGAGGTTTTACGGTATTGGATAAATATTATTGTACTAGACATAGTAAAGTTTATTCTAAAATACTAAATTTTGATGATACATTTAAACCACATGATGTTCCTTGTGCTAAATGTTGTTACAATAATTGCAAAATTAAAAAAATAGATTCAACATTTGAATTACCTGAAAATATCAGCAATATATCGGATGGTAAAATTATACATGATAATCAATCTATGTCATTATGTAAATCACATGTTAGAATTTTTAAAAATTTATATGAAAAAAAAATAAAGCCCAAAAAGATAAAAAAAAAAAATTTCGTTAATACACAAATCGATATTATTAAGTTGAATTTATGGTTTAGACTTGATGAAATTAAACAATTATTAGATGTCGATCATGTGATCATTGAAAACCAACTTGCTTTGAAAAATCCCAAAATGAAAACAATGTCAGAATCGTTATATAATTATTTTTTATGTAGAGGAATAGTCGATAAGGAAAGAACAGGAAGCACTATTACGATGATAAAATATATTAATGCCAGTAATAAATTGAAGTTGGATAATGATAATACTGAGAAAATATTTAAGGAACAAAATCCACAAAATAAAACTGAAAAATCTAAAATTGCTAAAAAAATAAGTATCAAATATACCAAAACCATAATAGCCAATTATCCAGATATGGAAATCATATATGATAAAGCAAAAAAGAAAGATGATTTAGGGGATTGTTTCTTGCAAGGATTATATTATATTTATATAAATAAAATAATCTAATAAAAGATAAATGAGTAAGAAACCAACAGGAAAAAAACCCAAGAATACCATTAACGAGAGTAAGCGTATATCGGAAGATAATTACAAAAAACCATTAGACGGAACACGAAGAGAAAAGATGGACAGAGAAGATATTTTGCAACAACTTGAAAATTACGAGGCAGTTACCGATATTGATGATGTTCCAATAAACACTCATGTGAGATATATTGCTTATCGTAATGGTAAGCAACAATATTACCCAGGTGGTTTAATAAAGGTGAAAGGAAATGAGTATGTTGTATTAACTAATGCTTTACCTAGAAATTACAGAAATCCTATTACGTGGAGTGTTCAAAAAGTGAATTACGATAAAAGTGGAAAACCCATTAAAACACATTTTTTTAGGAGAATAACACCAGACGAAATAAAAATCCAAAAAAATGCATCAAATCAAAAAGAAGTAATTAAATCACAAAATGAATTAATAGAAAGACAACAACGAGAATTAATAAAACTTAAAAAATTTATAAAATCACTTAACTTATAATGAATTTTCCAGTTGATAAATAAACTATTGCTAAAATAACTCCTATCACTGCTAATACAGAACAACCGATACATATCAAATGTTTATGTTTCATTTTGGTTTTAAGTTTGCTACTATTTTTTTTAAAACGAATGCTTGTATCTTCAAGTTCTTTACTTTTATTGACTACATGTTCCATTTTTTCTCCACGTTCTAGTATCGTTTTAATATTATCCACCATAACTTCCTTGATTTCAATTACGGTATCTTCGTTTAATTTATGATAATCGTCGTTCATTTGATATAATAATTTAGTTATTTTTATATTTAGATTTGGTTTGTTTTTTAGATTTTTTTTGGTTTTTAGATTTTTTAGATTTTTTAGATTTGGTTTTTCGTGATTTTTTCGTTTTTTTTCTATTACCACCGTCCATTTTTATATATTTTTCTCCATCATCTTTAATAAATTTGAAATTTAAATCTCCTGTTTCCAACATATCCACATCTAGAAAACCATGTATTTTTTGACTATCCCGAATGTCATAAGCAATATTATATTTATTTTTCATTTCATCAGTTATTTTCGATATATCCACATGTTCATCTAATTTTGTCCCACCTGTTCCACATATATATTGATATAACTCACCATGTTCGAATGTTAGTTTTCCATGTTGATACAAATGCACATCAGCACATAAATTATAATATTTTGGGATTCCTTTGTTTTTTTCCTTAATATGTGAAAATATACAATTAACCATATTTACATACCTTTCCATGTGGGAGAAAATGTATGGTTCTTCTGCATCTGATTTTATTTTTTTATTGATAAAACTTACTATTGGATGATGACCTACAAATACTATGTTTTTAACATTTTCATCGTATTTTTCATCAATTAATTTGATAATTCTACTATTTTGGTTTTGACACATCACATTTTGATATCCAAATGAAGGTGGATTAGTTTCGTAATTATTTTTATTTCCAGTAAGATATTCATAACATGTAACAAATTTATTAAAGGCATTATCATCATACATATTAGTATCGATCATAATTACCAATGTTTTATTACCATTTTGTTCAATAATATGATGTAAAGCCATATCTTTGGATTTATAGTTATCCATAGTGATATTATTATTATCTTTAACGTATTGTTGTTGTTGTTTCAATATGTAACATTTACGTTCTTCGTCGATAACTGGGTTATTTAATATACTATCATTTTTCGATATTTTGTTATAAACATCTATATTTGTTTCTAAATCATGATTACCCAACAATAAATATATTTTGTTATCTTTAGGTAAGCATTCAAAACCGCTAATTAAATCTTGTTTAATGATTTTTTTTATCTTTGCACCAGAAGTTGTATCAACTTTTGGATAATAATTATCACCCGCAATTGTAATAAATTCTGGTTTTGTTTCACTAATATATTTTTTCAATGTTGTCATCACTTTTGTAACTGGTGTGTTATTATTTACGACACTGTCTTTGTTGATACAACCATCTCTATTCCAACATCCAAAATGAATAAAACGTGTCATTTGTATATTTATGTATTATAAAATAAAATCGATGTATAAATTTCTAAAACAAATTTATATAATATAAAATGATTGACATATATAACAATTCTTATTCAATAGAAGAACTAACTGATATTATAAAAAACACTAATATATCACAAACTGCTATTCTAACACATCAAAAATTAACACCCGAATATTGTATAAACTACATTTTAAATGAAGATTATTCGTTATTTGATTGTGATAGATATTTGGATATTAATGATATTTTAACATTTCAACCACATATTACCAAAACACAACTTACTGAAAAAATTTGATTTTATCCCAATAATTACCATTATTTTTTTTTGTAAAATAATTCATAAATTCAATACTGATAAATAAAAGAACGTTAAACTCAACGATTTTCCTGATAAAACTGATACCTAATTTAACAGTCATAATAATCACAAAAATCCCTATTACACCTAACAAAATAGTATCTTTGTTACTTAATTTAATATTTTTTGTTATTGGTACAATGGTTTGTTGTAACCAATTAAAAAAATTAATATAATATAAATTCATAAACATATTTTCCATTTTATTTATATGATTATAAATAAACTTTTATATTATTATAATGAATTATTCAGGAAATCAAATTTATATAAATGTAATATCTGGTGGTTTAGCGGGTTCAGCATCATTGATAACTATTTATCCAAGTGAGTATCTTAAAACGCAACGTCAGTTTAAGTATAATATTGATAAATCTTTATTTGAGATATGTAAAAACACATTTAAAAATCAAGGACTGAAAGGATTTTATAAAGGAATGAGTAATTTATTATATTTAAATACTCCAAGGGCGGGTATCCAGTTTTCAACCTTTGAAGCATCCAGTTTTTTTTATAAACAATATTTTTCTAATAAAACGAGTTATTTAATGGGTGGTTTAACATCGGGATTTGCGAGTGGTTTATCTGTTGGTGTTCCAGCCGAAAATTTAAAAGTTTTCAAAATTGATTTATTTAATAATGGATCTAACGCTAAATTGAATTTTTATCAATTAAATAAGAATTTCATTGCAAAACACGGAATTAAATCGTATTATAACGGTGGTATGAATGGTGTTTTAAAGGAGAGTATAAGTCAAGGAACACGTTTTTTTTTATATGCAACTATCATGGAATCGTTCATTAAACATAGATCCAAAAATGACAAGATATATACGAAAAAATCAATTGACGGTGCGTTAGTAGGTGGATTAGCAGGTGGTATTGGTGCAATTTTTAATAATCCCATGGATGTTGTGCAAACACGTTTGCAAAGCAATTACAATAAAAAATATAAAGGAATGTTTGATTGTTACAAAACAATTTATAGAGATGAAGGTATTAAATCATTTTATAAAGGTTGTCTATTACGAACAGTAAGAACTGCCCCTGGAATGATGATGTATTTTTATACATACGAAAGTTTAAATTTTGCAATGCAAAATTTAAACGTCATGACTTTGTCATGACTCTCACTTCGTTCGTGGTTTGCATCTCACGACGCAAACTAAGTTTTTATGGCTTCGCCAAAAAACTTATGTGGAGTGTTAAAATTTGATAACTTCGTTACCAAATTTTTGTTAATATGATTTTGTGGCAAAGCCACAAAATGTCAAGGCTTTGCCTTGACTCGATCACTACGTTCGCAAATTAAATTAAAAAATATTAAACTATATACCAAAATTTATTAAATCAATACATAAAGATATGTTTATAAATTAAATATATACGCATTGAAACTTGAATCATCAAAAATCGCCGCCACGAACGAAGTGAGTGGGTCAAGGCTTTGCCTTGACATTTTGTGGCAAAGCCACAAAATCAAATTAATAAAAATTTGGTAACGAAGTTATCAAATTTTAACACTCCACATAAGTTTTTTGGCGAAGCCTAAAAACTTAGTTTGCGTCGTGAGATGCAAACCACGAGCGAAGCGAGAGTCATGACAAAGTCATGACGTTTGAACTTTTGCGAAGCAAAATTCAAACTTAGTTGGAATATGCTAAGCCACCCATACCTGACATGACACGTAAAACGTTGTAATTAACAGCAAATACTTTGACGACACTACCAGCGGGAGCAGAACTCCATGTCATTTGTAAAGTAGCGTTATCAATTCTAGAGAAGTTGCAAGTTCCAGATGGTTGGTGTTCCTCTGGTTTAAGAGCAAAAGAGTAAAGATAAACGTTACCGCTTGGGATATTAGTGTGATGTTGGAATGGTTGAACTTTATTGAAATAAAGATTATTACGTTGTGCAAATCTATCATGTCCGTTCAATTGTAATTTAGCATTGGAAAGATTTGCATCATAAACACCTTGTGTTGCGGTTGTTCCAACCCAAACAATCTCCTTAACGGGGTGATTGAAGTTCAATCTTAATGAAGCACTAGTTCCCGTAACAGATTCGTCACCAGTAAATTGCAATTGTTCAATCAAATATTCATGAGAAACTTGAGCGAAACGCCTTCTCTCATCAGTATCTAAATAAATATAATCAACCCATAAAGAAACGGATGATAATGCGGCGGATGAAGTTCCCATAACAGTTGATTTACATGTAGCGAATGAGTTAAATTCAAGATTAACCTTAACTTCGTGATATTGAAGAGCGATTAAAGGAAGAGCAAGACCAGGGTTTCTACAGAACCAAAACTGAAGAGGAACAAACAATTGTTTAGCGGCAACAACACCAGAAACATCACCAGTAACAGCACCGTCGAATTCAATAAATATATTACTACCACTCTTTGTCAAAATGATTGTTGCGTTAGTTGCACCTGCAACTGTGGTTTTAAGTTGTTGATTGGCTGCACTTGTTGTTCCTTTAAGAGTAAGTGTTACGACTCCTGCAGTCGTATCACGTTCTGAAGCAGTAATATCATCAATTGCAGAACCTGCGAAAGTTTCGGATGACGAACTAGTCATAACGGCAGAGCCATCACCCGTTACAGTAATAGAATATGCACCAATACCAAGATCAATAGTGGTATTAGTAATTGTGGCATTACCACTTGTTGGAACTGCAACTCCTGTGGTTGTAGCCACTCCAGAAGCATAAGCACCATAAGCGACAGTGTCGTTATCTGTATGATCAGTCATAGTGTCATAACCAGTAGTTTTCTCAGATGGAACAGTTAATTGAGACCAAATCTCTAACCAGTCACCATAATGTTTGTCGATTTTTTGACCGCCAATTTCTACCTCAGCGGTATTAATAAGTCTGTGTCCAACATTACTAGCCCAGACAGAACCAGAACCAGTAGAAGCAACAGTTGCAGGTAAAGTTGCTTGTAACCACATGTTTTTAACCAAATCTCCATTTCTAGAGATAGTGCAGGTAACACGGTTACCGAAATCAGCACTACCATTGAATGTTTGTTCAATGGCTTCCATGGCGAAGTTGGTATGTCTTCTATAAACAACCTTGAAGAAAGTAATCTGAGGATTACCTGTCAAATAAATATCTTGAGCACCGTAAGCGACTAATTGCATCAAACCACCACCCATTTTTTATATATATACAGGATTTAGAAAATAAATTATTGGATGTGATTATTATATGCATATTTATATTTATAAACAACTGTTCTCAACACAAATTCCTCAGGAACTCCATCAAATATTCTCTTTAACAAGTTATTTAAATCAGAAATAAGTTTATTTTTTATTTTATCACTGAAATCTGTTTCAAAAATGTATTTTATAAATTTCTTAACAATTTTATTAGTATCATAATTTTCATAAATAAAATCATTTAATAATTTAGATAATTCATTACTATCAGATTTTTCTATATTATGGACAAACGTTTCAAATATTTTAGCACTTACATTTCCAGTTAAATCATCCAATATTCTTATAATATCAAGTTTATCAGAATTACTATAATGTATGGCATATAAAGATTCCAAGATATTCAATGTTTTTCTTGCATCTCCTTTGGTTTCTGCTATTATATAATTGACGATTTGTTTTTTGATGGTGATACCCATTTTGTTTTCAACATTATGAATAATTTTTAAAATTTGTTCATCTGATAAAGGATTAAATTTAATTTTACAACATCTGGATACAATTGGATCAATAATTTTATTAATGTAGTTACAAACAATTATAAATCTAGTATTTTTACTGTATATTTCCATTATGCGTCTTAAAGCAGATTGAGCGTCATTCGTCATATTATCCGCTTCATCTAGAACGATGATTTTCAAATTATGTTTCGAAGTAATTAATTTGGAAAACGTTTTAATTTTTTCTCTTACCACATTAATGCCTCGATCGTCACTAGCGTTTAGATATAAAACATTTGGATGCGACATACTTCCATAAAATTTTTTGATAAATATTTTAACGGAAGATGTTTTACCATTTCCACTATTACCATAAAATAAAAGATGTGGAATATTTTTTTCATCCAAATAATTTTGCAATATGACTCCAACATTATTATTATTATATATATCCACAAATTCAGTTGGTTTAAAAATTTCGGTAAAGGAAGATGTTATCATGCTTTTATCATTTATTAAAATGTAAATTTTATATCAGTTATTCCGTGTTGTATTAATAATCTATTAAATGTTGTTGCATAAACTAATAATTTTCCAGTTCCAAAATTAGGGTGCATTTTAACGAATAGTTTGAAATTATTGATAGAAGATAAATTGTAAGTTCCAGATGGAACTTCTTTTTCGGGATATAACGCAAATGAATAACTATAAATAAATTTCGTTGAATTTATATTGGTATGATGTTGATATTTTTGAACTTCATTAAAATATTGTGAATCTTTATTTTTTAATCTCGAAAGCCCATTAAATAATAAATCAATTTCTCTGATTGGTGATGTCGTTCCACCAATAGAATAATCTCCAAATGAATTTCCGTCTTTAATAGCAACTATAAATATTTCTTTGACACTGTTGTGTAATGCTATGTTGAACTGAAAACTTAAACCGCCACTAATCGACAATTCACCATAATGTTGGACATATTCCATGTTCATATAATGTTCATTAAAATAATTTTTTTTCCTTTCTTTTTCATTTAAAACCACGTAATCTACATAAACTTTTGTATCTATTGAAGACGGAAGTAATCCATCATAATATGCATTGGATGTTAGCAAATTAGATGCTTTTTCCAAAGTATATTTTATTTCAACATCATGATATTGTAACGCCACTATTGGTAATGAATTATTAGTAAATTTATTGAAAAAAAATACCATTGGGACACATACTTTTTTAGCAGGTATAACATGATCTCCCACTACGCCACCAGAATAATTTAATATTATATTGTTAGTAGTGTCAAATGATAAATCTATTGAAGTAGCAACATTGTTATAATTTGTTACTGTAGAAGTTCCATTTATTAAACCAATATTACTGAGAGAACCGCCACCAGTTACAACACCTGATATGTTTTGAAAAGTAGAACTACTATCAAATGATATGGATGTAAAAGTTCCTAATTTTTCTGTAATATTAATTTTATAATTATCAACTATTGATGAACCTGTATTAAATATATTTATGTCATTGTGTGTGAGAGAATGATTAACCGCAACGGCACTTCCAACAGTAGTGATATTTAAAGCAGTATCAAGGGATGTTATGCTTGAAGTGAAAAACGCAGTTGATGATCCATTATGTGAAATCATTTCTGTATATCCATCTTTTTTTTCAGTAGGAATTGTTAAATCATTATAAATTTCCAACCAGTCACTATTATGTTTATCTATTTTTTTACCACCAATAATTAATTCAACTTCTTTAAATAATGCATGTCCTACATTTTGAACCCACGGAGATACGTTAGGGGCTTTTACATTAACTGCAGGAAGAGTAACTTCAAATAATATTTTATTAGCCATATCGTAATCACGATATAATTTAAATGAATTAGATCTATCAAAATTTTTAACACCTTCTATAAATTGTTCTACTGATTCCATTGAAAAATTCGAAAATCGCTTGTAATTAGGTCTAAAAAAACTTATTTCAGGATCTTCAGTTAAATATTCATCAACATGTGATTTAGATGCTAACTGAATATCACTCATTATCAATATATTTAATAATGAGATACGTTATAATTTATGCGTTTTAACTCATTTCGTTAGGTAAAAACACATTATATACTAAGAATATTAATACAAATAATACAAATAAGACAAATGAGATTTTAGGTAACAAACCAACAGGATAAATATCGCCAAAACCAATTGTTGATGAAACGGTGGTTGTGTAATAAAATGCTTGAAATGGGTAAAACATTATCCATCTAACAAATTTAAGTTTATTGTAAATATTTTCAAATTCATTTTTCCTCTGAGAAACCTGATTAAAATAATAATTTAGATGTATGGCAATTGCTACATGATGAATAATTTCGTCACTTGATAAATTTCTACCATATTTGCTATCGATGACATTTTGGATGTTAATGCGTCCCCTATCATTTCCATCATATTCAATTATAGAATTATTGTTATTGTCAATAACTATTTTGAAATTTTTCAAATATCCATTGATTTCGACGACATCCGTTGACTTCAAACTATCCATAATATCAGATTGATCTAATCCACTCATCGCAAAAATACTATCGCCATTCCCAACCATATAATCTGTATCTTCGTTGAAGACGGTTTCTTTGATAATTCTGAAAAATTCGAATTTTCCTTCAATTGATTTATCATCATCTGAATAATTAACTAAATAATTCATAAATTCGCTATTTTTAAAATCATAACCATTCATATCTTGATATTTAGTGAATGTTGAATCATAAGCATTTTTTTTCAATAAATCATCATAATATGAACCTATAAATATCCAATTGAAAAAACAAAATATCATAAATCCAATGAAAAATATATAAAAAGTTCTTATACTGTGTAAATCAATATCTATTTTTCCTTGTCTATTATAGAACACAATAAAAGTAAAAATACTAATGATAATTAAAAGTAGTGTTAGATATATTGATGTGGTTAAACCTATGGCTAACGAAATTAACGTAATTATTGCAAACGGAACTTTTGTTTTTTTATCTTTAAAAAATTTTTCCTCAAAATGCTGGGCAATATTATAATTTTCATCTTCATCTTCATCTGTTTTAGCAATATTTTTTAAATTTCCAGTAAATATTTCATATTTAGAAGGGGAAGATGATTTTAAACTTGAATTCAAACCTGATATTACTCCAACGGGTAATTTATACATTGCTTTATGAATATAATCTAAAAATTTCAAAACGAAATCTGAAAATTTCGAAATGAAATCTATTTTTGTTGAATTACTATCAGGATTAGGATTATTATTAATTTTAATATTGACATCATTAGGATTAGCAGTGTTAGTAGTTTTGGGATTATTATTGGGATTATTATTAATAGTTTCGTGATTAGTAGTACTAACATTTCCTTCTCCTCCACCTTTCATCATTTTTCTAATTATTTTTTTAGGAATATATTTTTTAACTATATACAACACAAACCACAATCCACCTAATATTTTCACAAAGTTAAACTTGTCATTATTGACTAGTAAATAACCTAATGAATTCATGATTATATAACATATAATCATATTTTTAACTTCATCACATTAAGAATATTGTGATTTAATACTTTGTTTAACATAATTATTAGCGTCTTCAGGTTTCAATCCAGTATATTCGATTTCGTCGATTTTACACATCATAGTTCTTACAATAAATTCATCTCTTTCATCGAAAACTTTGCTTGAAGCCATAACATACATAGCGTTATACTTATCTTTAAGTTGTTTAAATTTGGTATCCATTAATTCGTAATAACGAGATTCATCATTTTTTTTTAATTCTATATTTTCTTTATCTTTTATGAAATTTTGTAATGAAACTATATGAGAATATATTTTTTGTCCTTTCGTTAAGTTAGCCATAATATGTTATTATTTATATATAATATGTATTATTTTAAACGTGTTTCCATTATTTTTACGTGTTTTTTCATAATATACCAAATTATATATCCAACATTATTTAGTTTGGAGAATAAAAAACAAATAGAATTTCTAGAATTGAATGATATTGATACTAAAATATATAAAAACATAGTTAATTATCAAAACAAAATTTTAGAAAAAAAAACATATTTAGTTGCGGAATTATCTTTTAAAGTATCCGATAATTATTTTAATGGTTCAAGATACATATTACCCATTGAATTTAAGTTATTTAATTCTATTTATTTTGACTATCTATTAAACTACATAATGTGTAATGCGTTGCAGTTAAATGAACACGATTTAGATATGGTAGATTTAAAATCAACTATATTGGATAAATTGGAAAGTTTATCTTGTGACAATAATTTTATTAATTATGGAGATTTAATAATCGGATTTGATAATTATGAAAATACAAATAAAATTTATTTTGATACTAACGATCATAAAATATATAGTTACGAATGGAATAAATTTAATTGTTCGTTTAATAAATATCGTGAATACGGTGAATCTAGTTATTTTGAATATATTCAAACCGTATTTTACATTGATAAAACATATAATAACAATTTTTCTAATATACTTTTTCAGTTAATCGATGACGATAATATTGGAACTGTTTTATCCAGAGTTAAATCAGGACAAATCGATAGTTTGCACATATCATTGATAAATCCTATTATAATAAACGAACAATTTATTAAAATATTTGAAGCATTATCCAAATGTATTTTCAATTATGATAATGTTATTTATATGAAATCATTAAAATTATTAGAAAAGAATATGAATAAAAAAATTCATTGGTTTAGTATATCATATATTGAAAAAGATGAATATCTAGATATGAATTTTTATTTTCGTGATAGAAATATCAGTGATACTATTCTTCAATATCTTCAAATACCATTACAAAATTATTATTAACAATTTTTTTTATAAACGCACGTTACAAAGAGATATAAAGAATTCATTTAACATTTGATTATACACCGATGAACAACACTATATTCGAAGCACAGACTACTCAAACGGGTCCATTTAAAAATGCTGCGGAAAGTTTGAAAGATTTATTAACTGAAGCGAATTTGGAATGTGATGAAGACGGAATTAAAATAATGAGTATGGATGCAAGTCATTCATATTTGGTTTGTTGTACATTGTATGGATGTAAATTTGAAAATTACAAATGCAACCAAAAAATAGTTATTGGCGTTAATATCATATATCTATTTAAAATTATTAGAACGTTGGATAGTGGTGAAGTGTTGACGTTATTTATGGAAGAGGACAATCAGGATGAACTTGGAATTAAAATAGATAGTGAAAAGAAGAATTCTGTTACTTTTTCGTATTTATCTTTGATGGACATTAATGAAGAAGATTATCAACTTCCTGCAACTGTGTTTAGTAGTGTAATTACGATCCCCACATCAGATTTTGCGAAGTATTGCAGGGATATTTTTGCAATTGCGAATTATATGGAACTTAAATCTATTGATAACCAAATTATTATTTCTTGCAAAGGAGATTTCGCTAGTTACAAGAAGATAATTACCGAAAACGACACAGGGTTGAATTTTGGTAAAAAAAGTGATCCATCAGAAATCATCCAAGGTATATTTCCAATTAAATATCTTGTTTTATTTACCAAATGTAATAATCTATCTCAACAATTGGAATTATTTTTCAAAAATGATTATCCACTTATTATGAGATACCAAATTGCGGATTTAGGAGAAATCAGATTGGCTTTAGCACCACGTGAAACACCATCATCTGAAATGTCCAATGTTTAGATTTTGCGTTGCAAAATCTAAACAGTTGCGACTACGTCGCAACGATCATGTTGGTATGACTGTGTCACACCAACTGAGTTTTTAGGCTTCGCCATAAAAACTCATTGATGAAGGATAAAATTTGGTAACGAAGTTACCAAATTTTTATTAATAAATTTCGATGTCTTTGACATCGAAATCATTGCATTTGTAAATTAAAAAATTTATTAAATCAATACTTAAGCAAATTTTTATATTTTATAATAAAATGAGTAATCAAAAACAATGTGCAGTCGAAGTTAATAATAACTTCCATATGAAATTATTTAAGGAACTTTTTCAACAAGAACAAGATTCATTTGTATTTTCGCCTTATAGTATTAATTTTATCATGATGATGGTTTATCAAGGTATGGATGGGCAAACGAAAAAAGAATTTGAAGCGGTATATGGATTACCAGAAAATAACGAAATGATGATTAAGGGGTTTTTGGAATTCGACAATGAGATTCAGCATGAGCAGTTGCGAACAGCGAATGCACAATTTATAGAAAGTTCTTATGAACATTCGTTAAAAAAAGAATTTACAACTGTTCTGAAGGATGCTAAATTTGCGTTAAATCTCTGTAATTTTATCACAGATGCTAATGTCGAAAGGACAAAGATTAATTCATGGGTTTCTGACAAAACGAATAATTTGATTCCCGAGATTTTGTCAGAAGGTTCACTATCTTCTGATACAAGAATGGTTCTTGTGAATACTTTGTATTTGAAAATGGAATGGATATATTCATTTAGTAATTCGCATAATTCAGATTTTGTGAGGATGGATAATTCAACAAAAAAAGTTGAACTAATGAAAATGAACGCCCCACATAATTTTCCTTATTATGAAGATGAGTGTCATCAAATAGTTCTTCTACCTTATGAATCAAAATCATTTGTTGCGGGTGATTTTTCGATGGGTATTATTTTACAAAAGAATAAAGGAAAAATTGATCCTGTTTTTGATTTTGATAGTATTATCCGTAATACACAACCTGAACTTGTTGATGTAAGGATTCCAAAATTTACGACGGAGTTTGATATTGAACTAAGTAAAATGTATAAGAAATTTGGTTTAATTTCAGCATTTGATGAAACCAACGCTAATTTTGGAAAAATGACAAAGACAAATGATTTGTATATTGATAAGATTTGCCACAAGGCTAAAATCATTGTAGATGAACAAGGAACTGAGGCTGCGGCGGCTACCGCAGTGATGACGCTTTTTGGGTGTTCTTTACCAAAAAAGTCAAAATATTTCACGGCAGATCATGCATTCCAATATTTTATTATGCAAAATCAGTCCAAGACTATTTTATTTAGCGGTGTGTTTAATTAGGACTATTGCTTCGCCAAAAAACTTATGTGGAAGGATAATATTTGATAACTTCGTTACCAAATATTTGTTAATAAAATTTTGTGGCTTTGCATTGACCGTTTACTGTGTTCGCGGACAAAATGAAATTAAAAAAGTATATAAAGACATGTTTATAAATTAAATATATACACATTGAAACTTACATTGTAAAAAATCGCAGCGAATTTTGTGGCTTTGCCACAAAATTCTATTAACAAAAATTTGGTAACGAAGTTATCAAATTTTATTCTTCATCAATGAGTTTTTTTATGGTGAAACCATAAAAAACTCAGTTGGTGTGACGCAGTCATACCAACGTGATCGTTGCGACGTAGTCGCAACATTTGGTTTAAATATGTATTTTGCATTGCAAAATACATATTTAAACCAAATTATTGGTTATTTTAACATTTCCAACTTTAATTGTGCTATTTAGTTTTACTCCAATTTTAACATATAAATCACCTGTGGTCGGATTATCCAAATAGCAATATTTCAAAACATTAGTGCTTTTATATGTTTTAAAAACACTTAAACATTTTGTTCCATTTACTGTTTTACTAAACGAATTAACGCCTATGTCAAATGGTGCATTTGCATCCAACCATCCAGTATTATTTGATGTTGTTCCACTGTTATTTATTTTAATATGGATACTCATGTTACTATCTGTAACGGATGAACTCAAATTTTCGAAATTTTGCAATTCCAATCTACATCCCTTAGCACTCGAAATAACTCCCACATATTCAAAAGTAACATATCTATAATTACTATTGGCTGCGATTGTGCTATAATCAGGATAATCATAACTGCTTCCTAAACCAACGGGAACGGCATATAATGATGCATAATTATAATATCCATATGTCGCACCTGGTGTTACATGTTTTCCGTTTGCTAATAATAATTCTTTACCATAATTTGGGCTAGTTGATAATAAACTAACTGAATTACTATATGTTCCTCCAAAATCATCTGTTCCTGTTCCGGGACCGCTTGGATAATGCGATGTGGTATCATCACTTCCACTACGAACTTTTTTCCCATAAATATTGCTATTATTATCAGTTAAATATGTAGTAAAATATGCTGAACTTAAAAGATCCACAAATATTTTTTTGCTTGTTCCTCCGTCATCTCTATAAATAAGTTCAACATCGGAACTTCCATATAAATTATATGATGTCATTTTCAATGTTATATCAGAAGCATAATAGTTATCAGATAAAACTGCATCAAACGAACAAGTAAAATCATTTATTTGACGAACAACATTTGCATCTGATCGCAATAAAGTATATCCATCCTGAATTTTAGTAGAACTAATGGTATGACTTCCTGTGGATGTATAAAAACTATGAGTAGAACCATCAAATTGTGATATTCCTACGTTTTGAGTACTAGTCAAATCCACTATAGATCCATTTGCAACATTTTGACAAGTTATTTTATAATCCAATATAGTTCCCATAGCATAATATCCATATAATTTATCGAAATCTACATTGAATTTCAATGTAGCACTTGTGCTTGGCATTAATAATCCAGAAACATAATTATAATTACTACCGCTAATATCAATTTCACTAATACGATAATTAGTTATAATTGGAACACTCGTTACATCATCTACATAAAAATCGAAATTTCCCATGTCATAGTCTGAACTTTCTATTTTTTGAGTTAATTTAAAAGTGTGTTTGTCTATTCTAGGTGCATAATAATAATCCATATTTCTTATTCCAAATGAAATTTTACCATTCAAATAAAAACCCTGAGTAGGTGTGGTATCATAATAATCTTTATTTTCTGTTATATCCAATGTAAATCTAGGATTGGAAGTGGATAACGCTCCTCTTGTTCCATCAAAACCTCCAACATCTAAATATAAATCAGTATAACTTCCATTACTTGAAGCAACATCTTCTAATTTCAGTTCCGTTATACTTCCTCCTCCACCTGTTACACCCACTGTATTATTTAAAGCAAATGCATTACTTTGAACATCAAACAGTGTTAAACTTCCGATTTGATTAACATTTAATACATTTACCGCATCTGTGATGCTCCCGATATAAACTCCACTTTTAACTGATGAATTATTATAAACATTCAAAGTATTCAAAAGTGGTGGTTTGCTAGGTGTTCCAGATGTTATATTAATACTCGTTATGCTTCCATAACCGTCCGTTAGCGAACCACCAGTTGAATTTATAGAATTTTTGGCATTAACATCAACTTTGAAAGTTGTTCCAGGGTTTAGTCCAGAAATATTGATAATAGAACCACTCGTAACACTCGATATAACTTGAGTAATAACACCTCCATATCTATCAGAACTTGTGGCTTGGACATTTGTTTTATATGAAGAAATAGGTGGATAACTTTGTATTCCAGTTTTGCTATCATCATAATCGGTTGGTGGTGTCCAATAAAATGTTACACTACTAGATAAATTACTTGCTGTTAAAGTGCTAACCAATCCATTAACTTCCGTAGGAACACCAACAACACCAATAGAAACATCATTGAAATATAAATATTTAGATGTTCCTGAATTATCATTTGTTCCATAAACACGAAAATCTTTATTTCCAGTTCCAAAATCATAATAATTATAAATTCCACCAGAATAATTATTCGAACCACTTCCTCCATTAAGAATCAATGATGACGCATCTGCGTTCGTTAAATCGATGGTGGTAAAACTTCCCGCTACCCATGGATCAATATCGTTTTTATAATCGACTTTTACCGTGCTTATGTATGGAACTTTTATGTTTAATGCTCCAACTTCTACACGTGTTGGTAAATCCCACGTTAGCGTTATTTTACTGTTATCAGTTGTAAATGAACCACTAGTAAATTTAGGTGGAACATCAACAATATTTTTATAAATCCAATTATCCAAATTCATAAAAGCATTGCTAATTTTTGTTATACTACTAATACTAAACGTGCTAGTATTAAATTGTGGATAATTTCCATCTTCATCTAGAGTATATGCACTATTATCAGGTTCTCCAACAGAATAAGAAGTAGTATTATTAAAACTAGCCGTTGATACACTCCCACCACTACTTAATACATTTCCTTCACCAGAACTTTTACTTAAAAAATGAGTATCACCTAATAAATAAATATCTCCTTGTGTTCCACTATTAATACGAACATTCGCATTTTCGGAAAGACTTTCTATCAAAATATCATCTTGAGATTTCAAATGAATACCTCCTAATGTGCTTTCTAATTCAATTGAATTATATGTCGCTTCAGTAGTTTTCGCTAATATTTGCCCACCCACACTATCCAAATTAATTCCTGTCGTTCCTGATTTTAATAAAATTCCACCTGCTACATCACTTGCATGAATTCGAATAGAATTACTCGCTGTATTAGTGCTAACTAAATTAATAAAACCGCTAGTTACACTACAATTATTCGCAACACCAATAACACAATCATTACTTGACGACATATGAATACTTTCATTTTGTGCTATCATTGTTATACCACCACTTAAATGTTTATTTTCTATCAATATTGAACTACTACCAATACCACTACTGTAAATAGAAGTAACAGATGAATCAATAATAAAATTATTTCCATAATGACGACAATCTTTAGCAAATATATCTATATCATTTCCATTAAATGTGGTTTTATCATTTAAATAATTGACAGTTAGAGAACTAGTTCCAATACCCGCAAAATTAATAGTATTAGTATTTATGTCCGTAATTGATCCTTTAAATACCAAATTATCCAATCCAGTTAATGATAAACTATTGGTAGCACTGATCGCAACGTGTGTTCCGTCTAAGGTAAATAGATTAGTGGCTGTCATACTTCCATCAACAAAATTAAGTTGTGTTAAACTTCCAGAATTGAAATATATATCACCATTAGAATTAACAACACTAATACTTCCTGATGTTGAATTTGATATGGATACTCCTGTAGTTCCTGTCATTTCAAGTAAGCCCGTGGATGTTATGCTACCACTAGTATTACCCGATGAACCACCACCAAATGTTCCAATATATTTAAAAAAAGAAATTTTAGGTGGGCTTCCAGAACTAACACCACTAACACCCGCTAAATCATAGAAAGTTACTATTCCTGTGTCATTATCCAATATCCATTCCCCTTCACCAAAATTAATAACTGTATCATCATTTTTGTATAATTTATATTCATAAGTTCCCCCACTCGCATCATAATCAAACGGAATGGCATTTTTTAATAAACTTGCATTATTATTTCCACTGTCAGGATAGTAATAGGCATTTCCACTACTACCAGGAACTTCTTGCAACTGAATACGAATATATTTTTTAACTATACTAGAATATGCTTTACCTACTACTGAACCATCTAATGTATTACTTTGATCATCTGTTCCTGTTAGATCGGAAGTTCCACCATAAGGTGCTGTAGCAGGTATATTAGCCGATAAAGTCCAAATCTGATCATTGAAAACGGCTTTTCTTGAATTATATATTGGATTTTCTTGAAAAAATGGCGTCGCATTGTTGGTCGACGCCTTACCAAAATATTTTTTAATGAGTAGATTTGATTTTTCTTCGGTTGAGAAATCTCCCATTCAATTGATAATATAATATATTTTCAATTACTTATATAAGTTTGGATTTTGCTTTAGCAAAATCCAAACGTTAAGCGACTTTGTCACTTAACTCTCACGTTTTGACTTTGTCAAAACATTCGTTGTTGGTGTCTAATGACACCAACTAAATTTTGACTCATGTCAAAATTTATGTTTAATTATTTGGATTTGACACAGCAAACCCAAACCACAAAAAAATAACTATTTATTTACATGCATATAAATATAAATATAAATATAAATATAAAATAAATATTTATGGAACAATGGAAAGAATCACAAGTTATACATTTGGATGATAAAAATTACGGAAGATATATGGCATATTGTCATCAAACGAAGATGTTAGCAAGTGCTGATAATAATTATAAAAGTGATGATCCGAATTATAATAATCGTAGAGAAAACATTACAATTTGGAAGTGGAAAAATGATACTTTGTCCAAATTAAATCCTATTGAAAAATTAAATCCCATAAAAGATGTTTTCGCACCTAAATTCCATTTTAGTTATAATGGTGAAAACCTTATTATTTTTAGTCAAGGACGACATTTCATTGCTATATATAATTTTGCAAATGATACATTAAAATTTCCAGATTTACGAAATTTTAGTACAATAACGGATGATTGTGGAATTTTCGTGAAACCCCATCCGCTACATGAGACTATCATTTATTGCTGTTAAGCGTGATTTTTGTGCTGTTTTTTATGTTTAATAAACAAAACTATTATCATTGTAAGTTGATAGTATCAATCGAAAAATATAACATTGAAAAT